AGAACACCCACGATCTTTTAACCAATGAATTACAAAATTTTAATATATTAATTATTGACTTCTAACATCATCATTGCATAACGATAAATTGGTGAAGTTTCATCAACTTTTCTTTTAGCACCATCAAACCAATCTTGAAAATGATAATATACATCTATAATTTCATCTTCAAGGTCAGTAATAACTTCAATAAAAGAAGCAGGCCCACCTGTTGACAAATGTATTCTGTAGTGTTTATGAATATCAGTACCTAATGAATATTCATAAATATCAGTATCATTAACATCATTTGTATTGATATATTTTAATACTTCCATATCATCTGAATCTTCATCATCAAGATCATCTATTTCATTATGCGCTACTGCAAACATAGCTTTAATATGAAGTTCTGTGTAATCTATACTTTCTTGTATTCTTTGTTCACAACTCAATTGCTTACTCATTGTTTTTTCCTTTTTGTTGTTTATATTTTTTATAAATCGTAAATCTTGTTTTGAAGAACAATAAATTCTTCCATATTTGTTACTGTTTGAATTTCTTTATCAATTAATTTAAAAAGATTCTCTATATCATTAGCGAACATAGAAAATATTTTAAGTTGAATCAAATATTCTAATGTTTTATTTTCTTTACCCCAGTATACTATTGAGTTTAATATATTAGTATTTTTAGATTTCACCAAAGGCTCAGCCCAACCATCACTCCGACCTGTTGGCAAACAAGTAGTGTAGCCGTAATTAATAGCAATTTGATTTGCTTTATACCAAAACACACTGATTATTGTTTGACTTACCTCTTCAAATAGTTCTTTATTAGAAATTAATTTATTATTAAATTTAGGGTGATACCATTTAACATTAATTGCTAATGAATTATCTTGGCGAACATATTTCTTAACATTTATATCACTTGGTATTTCACCAAAGTAAATACCTAAATTATTTTCAACTTCTTGAACTGAAACTTTTTCATTAAAGTTTAAATTCATATCTTTTTGAATTTTATTTTTTTTCATAGTTAATTGTCCTTTTACAAACAAAGTTGTACTTCTGAATGAATTTGTATTTTATTATTTGCATTTCTGTATTCTTTATTAACTAAATCATTAAGCATTTTTGTTGCTTCCTTTTCAGTTACATCAGGAATATAAATTTCTTTAGTTATTTTAAGACAATACATTGTTTCCATTTTTTAACACAATCTGTTTTAGTTCTCTATCACTTAAGTTAATTTTGTTTTTGATAATCTTTCTTCTTTCTCTTTGAGTTGAACAACCCCAAATACCGTATGATTCTTTTTGCTCAATTGAATGTTTTAAACACTCAACAGCAACTACACATTGCTTACAGATATTTAATGATTTTCTTATACTAAGAATATCTTCGGAAAAGAAATCAATGTCTTTATATTTTTTACATAAAGCATTTTTTCTCCAACTATCATCTGTGCTGCTATCACTCATCATTATCCCAATACGGTAGAATTGTTTTTTCTTCTTTCATTGTAGGTAGTAATTCATTATTAATATACTCCCAATACTCAACTTTACCTTCATCTCCCATACCGACAAATAAATTTGCCATATGAAATAGAAGACCGATTGTAATACCATAAAGCTTATCGGTATTGATATCTATTGAATTATCTTCAGTTTTGTTATGATAATAATTAATTACATTCATCATAGTTTTCATTTTGCTGTCCATAGATTCATAATCAGTTTCTTCTAATTGCTTAGATAGAAACACTAAGTCTTCATAAAACTCAGTAGCATCCATTACTCCATCTGGAATTGAATTTGGATCTTTACCTATATTGTTAATATCATCTTCATTAAACATTTAATCACCACCAAACTGCTGAGCCATTAGAAGTTTTACCAACAAATTCTAACCACCAAATAGCGTAAGTCCAATCATCAATATAATCTTTTACATTTCCATTTGATTGATTTTCTTCTGTATATTTTTTTGCATTAAAGGCAAATTTTTCTGTATTATCTCTCATCCATTTTGCCATATCAAAACAATAATCAGTGTCTAAACCATCATCACCTTCTCCATAAAAATCATATTCATAATTTTCAAATTGATCAACTTTATCGTGCAAAATATCTAAAAGAAAATTGCCATACTTACCTCTATACCAACAATCAGTTCCAAACATACTTGCAACTTTATCTATATTGTTGACCATAGGATTACTCTCTTTTTCATTTTTCCAAGAACAATTATTTTCTTCTTGTGTTTTAGCACAATCAATTCTATTATCAGAATCTCTTGTTGCTTTTGCAGCACAAGGATATTCTTTAGGAATATTATCTAATCCCATATATTACTCACTTTCTTGTTCATATTGAGGCCAATACACTTCTGTTATACTTTCATTTAATTGGTTTAATTCCCAACTATCTTGTCTTACTATTTTTCCATTTAATACTAATGTTTCTCCAGCAAAACACATACCTGGTTCTTCATATTGAATCATTGCTTTTAATTTAGGAAAATGTTTGCAAATAGCATTTGCTAATTTATCTTCTCCCGGAGACCAAGCAGTAGTATAATTAAAATTAATATACCATTGTTCTTCGTTATATGCTTTAGTAATTTCACTTGTAGTTAATTCGTAATCGCCCCATTTAGTTCCCCAATTATCCACTCTCCAGTCATACCAATTATCTGATCCATATTTCTCAATTAATTCTTTGTTTTTTCCTTTATCTGCAAGATTTACTGGGGAAGTTGTATCATCTAATTCTTCAGGGAAAGGTATTAACGAATTAAATAAAGAAATTTTGTCAATTCCTGTAGTTACAAATTTAACAAATTCCTCAACATTTTCTTTTTCACCCATTACTGATAATGTATTCATACATTCATTAGGCATTGTCTTATCCTTCTTTCTTTGCTGTGTTAATTAATTCCATAACTGCATCTGCCAAAGCACCTCTAGCATTACCATAATCAAATACTGGCTCATCAGGATTATCATTAAACGCTATTGAACTACCAAATTGAGAATTAGTATTAGCCGTAGTTAAAAGACGAACTCTTCTTCGTTCTGGGTGCTGAGATGGAGCAATATCGTTATTCTCATCATTATCTTTATTAAGAGGTGCTGCCCAACCACAAGTTGCTATTGTAATCAAATCGTATTCATTAACAGCCGCAAATACTTCTGGGCTATCATTGATCAATTCATAAACATCAGCACAAGTTTTAATTGGTTCAAATTGAATATCTAAGTTGTCATTTAACATAACCCCAAATGCTTTTGCGTATTTAGAATCAAATTCATAATCTATTTGATCTTGAATTTCTTGAACGATAGTTTTAAATTGATTATCCGTTAATGTTTTCATTGTTTTCTCCTTGTTGTTTGTTATTTTTATTTTTGTATACTTTTATTCCTGTATATTTATTTTTAATACAATTACTAAAAGGCGCACCTATAGAAACTGTATTACTTATTAATTGTAAAAAATCTTTTAAATGTACTTTTTCATATTTGTAAACATCATTATTTTTAAATACAACAATTAGTTGTCCCGTAATATGATGAATAGGTCTATTGTAAATAATTTGTTTTAACGATGATGATTCATCAGATTTAATATCTATTAACATCTTCAACCTCAAATAGTTTTAATTGATTTGGATTATTTTTAGACATTTCATTTTCAAAAGAAGCCGGCATATCTAAATTATTTTTTTCACAAAATTCAACCCATTTGCCATACTGCTCTTCATTTTGTAAACCTAGTTTATAAATAGCTTTATAAATAGCTTCATCAGGATAATAACTATCTTCTGAATACGAATAGCCTTCATTTCCTAATTCATAACAAATACGATCTGCCCAATATTCTATATTAAGATTATCTTTATATATTACTCCGGGGTTATTTTTATCCCATTCTATAATCTCAGCAATTGATTGTTCATATTCTTTATCTGAATAATCACCCTCATCAGCAACTGGATAATCTCTTAATTGATCCAACCATTCCATTGCTGATATAAAAGCAGCAGTAATATCTTCTTGTTTTACTTGATCAATAAATGGAATTTCGTATTTTAGAATACGACAAACTAATCTGTCAACATTACCAACCATCCAATGACTATAATTTTCTATTCTAAAATCAAGAGGAAATTTAGACATCAAATCTTTTGTAATAACTTCAAAATTAGATATTTCAAGAAGATTAGAATCTCTATTTTTATCAACTCCACAAAAACCCCAAGTTTTAAACATATCTTCAGAACCCCAATAACCAAAATCTTCTGGTTTTTGTAATCCATCTTTAGCACATTTTAATATATTTTCACTGTAATCAAAATCTGAGTAAACCATTTTATTTTCCTTTACTGTATAGTGGTGTTTGATTAGAAGTTATTTTTTTAGATTCAGAAAAAGCCCATCTTTCAGCATCTCCCATATCATCAAAATATTTTGATTTTCTTTCTTGATTTTTTAAATTATAAATAGTTGCATAAAAACAAATAATTTCACTTTCATAATTAAAACAATCATATACTCTAACTTCAACGGCTTTGTTGTTAAAAGTATTTTTTTCTGTATACTCGACTACTAAACCATACCCTTCAATTAAAGTATTTTTAAACATTACTCCCCTTTTTGTTTTTTATTTTTTTTGATTACATTAGCTTTTGCTTTTAGAAATGCCCCAGTTGATATTTCATTTGCCCAAATAGTCCAATCTTCATTCATTTCTAAATCCAAGGCCCAATCAAATGGTTCAATTTTTTCGTGATTATTACGATCATTTACATATTTATCCATATTTAATTTTCCCTTTGTTGTAATAAATCTGCCCTAACATTTAATGACATTAATTCTGATTTCTTAACCCAAAAATAATTACATTTGTGTAATAATGCTGGGGTGTATTCTTTTCGGAATTCTCTTTGTAGAAGATCAACACCAATTTTTTGGCATTTATCACTTAAACAATAATCATATCCGGCTTCTAATCTTTCATCTATATAGTTAGATGAACAATAAACACATATAGCCATTTATTCTTCCTTTTTAAGTAATTGACATATTTGTATTATTTTTTGTGTTGTTTTGTTATTTTCATTATTGATTAAAACATTTCTTAATATCCAATTATGATCTTTTGTTCTTGCTATTGGAATATTTATAGTGCTTGCTAATTTATCAAGTTCATTTAATAGCAAATGTTTTGTGTAATTATCCATTTTTAATCACCTCGTATTGTTATCGTAAACTACAAAATTAATATTATTGCGAAACAAATAGCCGCACAATTCTTCAGCCCAATCTTTTGGCAATAGACGAAACTCAACAATATCGTCTAAAACAATTTTTTGGTTACGCTTATTCTTTCGCATACACTTTATAACAACTAAACCACGAAGTAAATCCCAATCTGCTTCTGTATTATAAAAACGAATTGGATTACTATCTTTAGCATAATTATTTGTGCTATCAAAATAAAGTTTTGCTTTCTTATTATTAAGAATTAAACACTCATCAACTTCTTCAAATTCAATAACTTCAGGTATAACCAAATCATAATCTTGATCATTATTTTGTACAACACCTGTTTTTTTATTTCTCTTAACTTTTACAGGCTCTGTAATCTCTTCTTCAACAATTTCAAAAACAAAATTGTTATCATCTTGGTTATTCATATTTATATCCTTTCGTATTTGATAGGGTCATTTGAATTAACAAGTTTAGTAATATTAATTTTCTCATCACCAATTATTGCTGTATTGTTAATATTAGCAACACATACAGGATAAGCAGTTTGTTTACTTTTAGTTCCAACAGCATATTTAGAAAATGCCGAACCGTCAGGATAAACAATAGGAATACAATTACCTTTTTCATCACGCTTAAGTGTAAGTTTTTGCGATACAAATAATTTGCGAATACTGTCTAAAGACAAATTTTTACCTGTAGACATAATCGCAATAATAACAAATTCATTGTCGTGCTTTACTTCTACTAATTCTGTAATCTGACCAAAATCAGTATTTTTACCTTTAACGGATAACCCAATTAAACTACGATCAATTTCGTTACTCATACATTACCCCTTTTTTTATCTGAATAATTACCCTGAACAATATACAAATAAAACCAATTTATGAAGTTATACGCAAAAGTATAGTTTTGCTTATAACTAAATATATTAGTCAAATAAATAGTTGTCATTTGTCTGATAAATGCTATCGGGGAATTAGTGAGAAAAAAACCTCAGAGAATATATTTCTTTTATATTTCTTTTGGGTCAGAGATTTGATCAGAAAATAGCGGCGAAGCCGTGTGTCGGAGAATATAATTTATTAGTTAATTTATTAGGCCGGCCCAAAGTTAGCCCGGAGCTGATATATTATATAATGATTAATATAATTTTTTAGCCGCGCAGGGGATCATGTAATATTACGGCATAGTAATATTACTATCGTGTAATATTACGGGTGGTGTTTTAGCCAATATTTTAGCTAATTTTTAATACATTTTTTTGACAACCTTTATGGGGCAAGATTTTGTCTCTTATGGTAATTGTTTTGCACTCATTTCCTTAGACATATCTACAAGTTGATCAATCATTGAACCTTCAAAACTAAGCCGGCCAAGATGCTTAATGTTAATACCTGGGTCAACCCAAATCTTGCCGCCAATCTTTTGCCAATAACGACCAAAACCATAATCTTCAGATAAGAACCTACCATCATCATCAATGTAAGAATTAAAAAAAGCATATGTCCAGTTTTTTTCTTCTTCATTTAAAGAACCCGTATCGTCTTTAAACTTTAGCTCAGGGTAAGCTTCAATCATCTTTTCAAACACTTCTCTTTTAATACACATAAATCCAGTTCCGGCATCATGAATAGACAAAGCCCCATCTTGTACTTCTATTTTACCTTCAGGGCTTGGTCTTGGATTAACAACAAACCTAGTAGATTTTTTTAACAAATCTTTTGCTAGAGTGCCATCTTTAGACATCTTAACTACTTTTTCCCAATTGATTTCTTTAATTGGATAGCTGCCGGTAATAATTTCTTTGTCGTGCCATAGCATTTTTAAAATATCCTGAGCTTCAAACTCTAAGTCAACATCAATAAAAATTAAATGAGTGAACTTTGGATTAGCTAAAAATTTAGCAACAAGGTTATTTCTTGCACGATTAATTAATGAATCGGTGATTGTGCTAACAGCAAATTTTAAACCAATATCTTTATTGTACATTACTGTTTTCATAAAAGACATAAAAAATGGTTCAGTTAATTGCCGATCATAACAAGGCAGCCCAAACATTGGACACCATTTATTTATATCACTTGCTTCAACTTCAATATTTTGTTTTTCTATATTTATCATAAATATCAGTATACACAAAAAAAAGGCGTAGCGTGTGAAAACGCTACGCCTTTTTAAAGATTATTAATTATTTTTTAGTTGTTGTCTTGCTAGAAACATTAGGAGTTTCTTTTGCCGAAACGGATACATTATTCTTAGTTGCCTTAAAGTACAAAGTCTCTTCGGCAGCATCAAATCTAATAACAATTTTGTAGCCCAATTTTTTAGCTTGAGCGCGAATTCTTTGTTGCATTGAATTAAATGCATTACCTGGCTTAATACCTACAAGGCTAAAAGTTTGGTTATTTTTTACCGAATTATTTAGCGTTTCAATAATCATTGCCAATTCAGGCGATGTTCGCCCAGATCGTGCAATATCAGGTAGTCTATCTACTTTGTTAATTTTAAGTGTCATTTTACTTTCTCCTATTTGTTTATTTTGGTTTTTATGTTTCAAACATCTAAGCAAGGCTCATCTATTTGAATAATGTCAGGCTACTGCCGAGAGTAGGCACTCACAACCTCTATATAAGAAAATAATTACTTTTATTCATTAACTGTCTGAGCAGCAAGTAAATCGCCAACATATTTTCTTAACTTTTCATTCTCTGCTCTAACAACAGACATTTCAAGAGTCATTGTAGACAATTGCTTTACCAATTGATTTACCAAATCTTCATGTGTTATTTTAACTTGTTCTATAGGGAATCCAGCCATTTTTCAGTATCTTCCTTTGTTTTATTATAACCCGGAACAAATTGTCCAAGATCACTATTATACACCTGTACAGTGCCGTATTCAGGCATTTCTTCATCCATTTCGTAATATTTATCCGGTGAAAGAATCTCAATACTAACCTCAGCATTTACAGCCATATTTTCAACACATACAAACACAGCGCCAGCTACAGCGTCAGCTAAATCTTTAGACCCAGAATTTGGGTGATCTATTCTATTATTAGAAAATAATCTTAATTTTAATAATTCTTCTTCAACTAATAACTCATCCCAATAGCCGCGCAACCGGCCATCATAAATCGCAGTCATTAAAGTATCGTAATCTGTTTTCTTAACGCTATGAAAATCAGCATTGATACCTAATGACCTAAGGCTTTGAATCATTTCAATAGATTGCCATCTGTCAAAAGTAACTTTAGCAACCTCAAATTTTCTACACAATTCTACGATCATTTGCCGGATTGATGCAAAATTAATTTCTTGATTTATACTTGCTTCCCAAGCGTGAACTAAATCTACTTTAATAATTGGAAGACTTTCTACGCCATTTAGTGTTTTGACTTCTCTAAACCCTAAACAATGAACAAGGCTAAGCGCCGCTCTATCTCTTTTAAGAGCCAAGTCCACATGAATAAACCTTACTTGATTATCTGTTCCATTAAACCAATTTAAAAATTGTCCTTCTTCATCCATTGGATTATCTTCAAGCATAAATGCTTTTCTTACCAAATCCGGATCTCTAAAATAAGCATCTTCCATATTCGGTGGATTACATTCAAAACGAGCAGCAGCCTCGACTGGATTCCTAATATATTCTGATTCTAATTGCTCTCTTTTAATTGTAGGATTAACTTCCCAAGTTGCCGCTTTAATTGTCCAAGTTTTTGGTTCTTGCTTTTGCCTTGCCCCATAATATCTTTGTTCAATAAAGTCTCCCTTATATCTAGGGAATGACAAAAGAATAACTTTACCTACTTCTGGAAACCGGGACATAACAGATAATTTACTCATATTATAAATTGCAGATGCAGAACCTTTAGAACGAGTTACACCTTTTAATTCCGCATCTGTTTTAAAAGCTGCAATTTCATCCAAAACAACAGTCAATACTTCATAACCTTCCCAGCCTTCACTTTCAGAATGACCAGAAAAACATCTCACAGGCCGAGAAAAGAAAAATACTTCTGATACTCTTGGTTCAAATCCAACTTCATTAAAATAAGGAGAGTTTAATAATAAGTTTTTAAATGGTTCAAAAAATACTCTTTGTGCTTGTTGAGCGTTTACAGCAAGGTTTAGCAAATCTATATAAACACCGTGAGCTTTACCAAAATAATTTAAAGGATCTCTTAAGCAATGCAGCAAATAAACTATATAAGCCATAGATATACGACTACAATGATCTTTACCACTACCTTTACCAAGCATACATATTACTTCATTAACTGTATATTCATGATAATACTTTGAGCCGGCTTCTTGACCCATTAAAGCTATTAATGTTTTTTCTTTAAATATCTGAGTATTATGTTTTACAATTTCTTCTTGAATAGGTGAAAGTGGGGGCAAACCTAAATATCTTTTTTCTTGCACAAATGTTTGAATTGGCACAGGAGTTGCGATAAGATCATCTGAACGCAATAATCTATCAAAATCATCAATCTCTAGATTTAAATTTAGATAATCTGTCATAGATTACCTAAATGATAGTTTAAGGTGCTTAGAATTGATTTGGAGAAGCCTGAGGCTATCTCTGAGTGCCTTGTTTGAACCTTTATGAGAGCATATGCTGGACTCATTTCATTACCGACCTTTATGAGAGACTTTGCTGGACTCATTTCGTTATCCCTCATTCATAATGTCAAAAGCAATTTGCAATTCTTTTCTGACCTCTTCGGCAATATTTGGATATTTAGAAATAACATCTCTTAGAATTCTGGACAAAATTTGGTTTACATTTTCTGCCTTTTGCATTCTGGCAATAAATTGCCCATCTGATTGTGTAGCTCCCATAAGCTTATGCAATTGAGCTTTTTTGGTCGCAATCTCACCGGCCAGTTTAATTGCTTGAATTCTTGCAGGGATCATGCCATGATCGGTAGCGATATTTACTGTTTCCCAGGCTTCTTTGCTTAACTGGTCAAACTCATTTAACGCTTTAATCGTATTGAATTGAATTTTCTCTAAAAAATAAGGGTCTTCATCTGCTTGCCGGTTTAGAATCTTTTTATATTCATCTATCTGATCTCTGACCTTATCGGGAGTGCTGCTCATCAAGGAAGCAATTTCGTGCATGTTGTATCCCTTTACATACAGCAAGCCAACTTCTTCAACATCTTTTAAAACATCAATTAATGTTTTTTCTTGGTGGTCATCATATTTTTCTATATCGGTCATAATTTATAAATTACCTATAATATAGTTTATCACACAACACGATCTTCTTTTTTAATAAATTTAATACTTGAACCAACAGCAACGGCTTCTTTCTGCAAAACTTCATCTGAATATCCATGCAATTTTGTGTATTGCACTCTGTAATTAAACCAGCCATCAACAGCCAGCCAGAAATGAGCAGGAGTAGTCTTTTGTAATTCAACCAATTCGTTATTCTCCAGTAGGAAACTTAAGACACCTAACGGCATATACACAACCATGTCATACCCAGAATCTTTATCACTAGAGTATTCCTTCAGGTAGTCTTGAAATTGTTGAATTACTCTTTTTACCCCATCACCGGCAAAGTAATCAATATTTCCCATTGAATTTCTAATTCTGGGACAAAAATCATCAACATGAGTTATAGTTCCAAAAGAACGACACACCATTGGCCGATACCCATAAACGGTACAACCGCCTTTGTAAAATGCACAATGCCTTTCTGTCTCCCCACCGTTTTGCCATGTCTCATCATGCATGGCTAATTTCAAATCTTCAACCACTCCATTCATCCAGCTATCAGCAAACTCCTGCCCTTTGTCTTCAAGCTTCAAGTAGTATTCTTGCCTTAGCCTGAATGCAATGTTCGCGCATTCTCCCATATGAATTACTAAACCAACTCGGCAGCATTCACCAGAGCCAAGACATTTGAATTCTGTTTGATTTTGTTTTGCTTCAATAATTCTGATTTGATTATAAATCATATCCAGCTTGCTAAAACTATTGATATCTTTTAAACTGACTGTTCTTCTCATGGACCCTTCTTTCTAATTCGTTGAGTATTTCTTTTTTTGATTTCTCTATTTCGTTTTTCTGCCGCAATTAACGCAGGCGGCTTTGCTCTTGTTGAGCCTCCGGTAGACAAGTTGCGACCTTTTCCTCTAAATTTTAAAAGATCGTATTTCTTAACCCAGTTATAAACAGCTTGTGGAGTAACTTTTATATTAAAACTATTTTCTAAATGCTTACAGATGTCAGTAAGATTCATCCTTCTTTTAACATACATTTCGTACAAAAAAGCTTTATCTTTATACGGCTCAGATGTCATGAATAATCCTTTTGAAGTTTTAACGAATACCAGACTCCGATACCCGCTGCGTCTATGATATCATCATCTTCAAGTGAATCTGCGTGATTTGTAAAATATGTTTTAACAATTTCACGAACTCTACTCTTTCTTTCTTTCTTTAATTTAGCTTGCAAAGAGCCTTTTTCCCCGTTTTTGTCAATGTTGTTCTTATCAGTTGCGCTTATATTCTTATAACCAATTTTGTTTTTCCAAATTAAAGGGTTTATATCCATCATTTCAACACCAAAACTACTTAACACGCCCCACGAGTATCCTATGATATAAGAAATAATTCTGCTTGATTCAAAATTTTGAACATATATTGATTGTTCAATAACTGCAATTTCTGCACCATACTGCTTGTGTATTTCTTTAAGTTCTTTGTTTATAGTTTTAAACTTTAAAGAAATTTCTTTTGTTTCTCTAAAGTTAATTTTACCGCAAGCAACCATTGATATACCATTTGCAGTATGATCAAAAATAACCCAAGCTAAAGAATTTGATGAAGGGTCCATTGAAAGAACCCTTTTTACTTTGATTGCATTCACAATTTTTTTGACGCTCATAAATTTCTTTTAGCGTCAGATTCTTCCCAACCCCAGGAAATTAATCTTTCTGCAAATCTTTTTTGTTTACATAATTCGCAAATGTTTTCTTTATTATAAGAAGATAAAACTGTAGTGCAAATTTTAACAGCACAAATTCTTTTTTTATGTTTGTTTCTTTTTTTCTCATAATAATTGTTTAATAAATTTTTATTGGTTACTGTTCTTCTACATTCTTGTGAACAGTAAATAGCATTATAAACCTTTGCCTCAAATTTTTTTTTACATTCTATATTAGAACATATCTTCTTTTCGTACTTTTTCATTGTTGGACCAACATAATTCAACCAAATCGCAAGAATTACAGTTAGCTGATGTTCTCTTGTATGGCTGTTCAGGTATATCACCATTTACATAATCATGGTAAATCCTGGTATATTTCTTAAATAATTTTTCAATAAATTTAGAATCTTTTTCAATATAAATAGGTAAGATTTCTTGGTTGTTTTTATTTTCATAAATAACATAACCAGAATCTAGGTTTAAGCATTCCATGTAAATTTGGGCTTGCCGGTAATGTTCGTCTTTGGGTTTGTTATGCAGCTGTCGGTAATGAAAACCTTCTGAACTAATTGATTTTAGTTCAATAAGTTTATTTCCATCCCAATCTATAATACCATCTGCTGTGCCCTCAATTGGTGGAGAATCGTATTTTACTGGGATTTCTTCTGCGACAAGCACACCCATTTCCCTAAAATAACTATAAAGACGATCATGGACCGCATGACCATTATCAAATATACGATAAGTCTGAGAAGAAAACGATGTTGTTACATCTACTCCATTGAATAGGTAATACCAATATCTAGCGCATTGATTGGTATAACTAGGGTGAAAACCCTGCACCTGCTTGAATTTTGAAACATTTCTTAATGACAAGTGATTATCAATTTCTTCAACTATACTTTTGCGAAGTTGAACCGGAGTTTCTTCAAAAGTTTTTTTAGGGGTCTGAAGCTGTCTTAATGATTTCATTGAATTACCTTTGCTGCTAATTTGAGTGTGTTTATATTCTCTGCCAATGCTTCATACATAGTTTTCCATATATCATTAACAAACTTGTCTTGATCGCCCATAACGGCTGATTTTCTTTTAAAAACTTGTGATTTCACAATCATTAGTGTTCTGTAGCCAGCAAGAAGATTTGCTGATTTAATTGCTTGCATGCCAACATAGTGTTCTGGGTTTTGGACAATATCTTCTACAATACGCAAGCACTCTAGGAACTCCTGTGCTTTATCCCCCATCATTGATGTAATCATTTCTTTACTTACAATAATATCTGCCATTACAGATCCTTTCTTAAATCTTCTGTCTTAACAACTGCTTGTTTAATGCATGGTTTTTGGATTCCAACAAGATATTTATAAACATAAATACCAAAATAATATCCATCATCCCAGTTGTAACTAACACCAAAAGCTCTCCAATGAGATAGTTTATCACAAAAAAAACGATATTTTCCTTTAAACATTTTTAATTATTTCTCCAATCCATTTAGCAACAGGTGATGCAACTGCGTTCCCGCACATCTTGTATCTATTTGTATCTGCAATTATTTTACCTTCATCATCATACTTAGTGTGATTGTCAGGAAACCCCATTAATCTTTCGCACTCCATCGGAGTTAATTTTCTTAAAAGTAAATCAGAAGTCATTACACCATGCTGCGAAATCGTATCAAGAGTATAAGATGGGTCATTTTCATTACCAAATCCTTTGCCTTGCGGGCCGGCTTTATCTGAGCGACCAATAATTGTTCCTTGAATTGGAATAGCAATATGGTCTGCTGAATCAATACCAATTCTCAATGTTCTGTATACATCTTCGCTTATGGCATTATTGTATCCGTCATAAGCCAATACAGGATTTTCTAATCCCACCAAAGGTACTTGTCCACCACCTGTCCCCATTCTGTGTTTTAAAGTTGGGGTGATTTGGTCTTCGTAAATACGAATATCATTTGTTCTTGTGCCATCAACAATGATTGGACCAGGAACTGCTACTGCAATTCCGTTTTGACCATACAATGTTTGAGAAACATTTTCAGAAGAAATTGGGTCTTGTTTTGCATGAAAAGATATTGGGTCTTCTGCGACAATATTTGCCTCAGGGCGCTTGTAGTCTGTAGCCCGAATACTTACTCCGCCTTCTGTCCACTTTCCGTGTCCGGTTTCACCATAGACGCTAGGTTTTCCAAGGATTGACGCAACCGCTTCGGAAGCTCGTTTCCCTTTTTTCCTGCTCTGTTTAATATACCCCTTGCTGTCTTTGGGGACAGGTAATATTTGCTCGGGACATCTTGCAACGGTTCCAGGATCGTAGCAAGCAAGCATATAGATACGCCTTCTTCTTTGGGCGACTCCGTACCATTGTGCATCCAAGATGTGCCATTCAATCGCCAATGCCCCGATGTTTGCCATTTCGTCAATGACTTTTGCGAAGTCGTTTCCTTTATTACTGCTGAGGGCTCCTGGGACATTTTCCCAGATTGTCCATTTTGGAAATTCATTTCTAGTTGCATCTCTCATCTCCTTGATAATTCTAATTGCTTCGTGAAATAACCCTGATCTTGAACCTTCTAAACCTCCACCTTTACCTGCTACTGATAAATCTTGGCATGGGCTGCCAAAAACAATACAGTCAACTGGGGTTAATTTAGAACCATCAACATCTCTAATATCAAAATACTTAGGAACAGTTGGCCAATGCTTTCGCAATACTGATTGACAATGTTTATCCCACTCCACTTGCCATTCGCAATTCCAACCGGCACTCTCCATGCCTAAATCAAAACCACCAACTCCTGCAAAAAGTGAACCAAATGTATTACTCATACTCAGTGCCTTTCACTAGCTCTCTAAATACTTCCCAGTCAATGATAGCAACTTTAGATTCTGAATCGCTACCTAAAACTACAGAAATGCATGGATATTTATAATTAGAATTCCAAGCATCTTTACGCATCTTTTTCCAATTTATAAGATTTAGAGTAAAACTTTTTTCGTTATGCTTGTAGTCAACTAAGAATTTGTTCAAAGAAGCATCGCCTTTTTTAAGACCACGACCAGAGTTTTTGACCGCCTTGGCTTTGTCTTTCTTGATTTCTTCTTTCTCAGTTCTTTTCACTTATGCCCGAATCGCTTTCTCCAGCTCGGCTATTTCTTTTGCTGACAATTCAATACTTGAAAGACCATTCCACTTACTTTCTTTGTAAGTATACCATGCACCTTTACGCTGAATAATATCCATCCCAATAGCAATATCAATTAGCTCTCGTTTTGTATCAATCTGACCTTCCTGCGGCAAAACATAATAGTAACCAGTGCTACCGATAGTAGGGCATTGTTTTGTTTTTTCAACAGTCCATGTTGCTTTTTGACTTGTGATCATATTATTTTCTTCTCTCTCCATCTCGCCTTTAGACATGGACAAAAAGAGTTTAACAATATTAGACATATTGTGGTGAACTGTATTACCCATCTTTGCTTTAGTGATTGCATACATACCACTCAAGTCAACTGTTTGATGGGCAACAAATAACATAATGTTACGCTCTTTGTGTAGGTAGTTCACTAACTTCTGCAAGAAATAACCTTGAGAGCGAGCAGATAAACCCATTGCTTTACCGCTTTCCGGCTTATCATAAAATTCTTCTTTAACAATATTAGATAGTGAATCAAACAAGAAAATATGTTTTTCTTTATCATCACTAAGATATCCAATAATATTTTTCATAATGTCTTCAACAACTGTTGATTGAACAATTACTACATCGTCAATATTAATACCGCATTTTTTTGCGTATTCATCATTGTACGATGATTCTGAATCCACAATAACTGGCCGGTATCCCATCTTTTGAGCCTCAGCAATAATTCTAAAACACATTGTTGTTTTACCAACAGAAGGTGTCCCCCAAAATAAATGAGTAGCACCAGAATTAAGACCTCCGTTCAAAGCTCTGTTCAACCCCACACTCGGCGTAGGTATTACTTCATGAACTGGCATCGTATCGCCCTTGCGTTTATCTACAATTAGCATTTATTCTCCTGCTCTGTTAAATATTTGATACAATCATAACACACTTGTGTTGCAAGTTTTGCACTAAAAACTACAAATTTGCAAGCCAATTTTTTACCTTTTCTGCGTCTTGCTCAAAATTAACTGCATTAGTAAAAGCTCTGTAAGCATTACCCGACATAGTTTTTAATTGATCAATATCATTGATTACATCTACAATTTTATTCATAGCGTCATCAAAGTCCATCTTGTCTAAATCAATACAGTTATCATCATTAAACAATTCTTCACCAAGGCAATCTTTATAGTAAGAGCTGCGAATTATTGTTGGCTTACCGCAGGCATATGCGTTATATAATACATGACCATAACCATCGCCACCGTGTTTAACATGAAAAATAAAATCATTTTTTTGCATTGATTCCGACAATGCCGTTGTCCCAGAATTAAATCCGCCATCACGACATTGGCCACCGTAACTTTTAAAATCAATTCCATGTGGTTTTAATAATTTTTCTAAATGAACAAAGTCTTCCCAACCTCTATTATTTTCTATAACATTTATATATGAACTTATTTTATTAAAACCAAATTCATCAATTGGTTTATAAATATTAATATCAAATTCTTGATGATAATATACAGCATTAGTATTTTTCCAACCAGTGTCTTTTATTGACGCTAAAAGATTATGGCCATCCGCAAAAGATTCTCCCCAATTATTTCCCATCTGAACTATTAATTTAGCATTAGGCTGGTATTCCCGAATAAGATTTTGAAATAATGGAATATTGGATGGGACTGACGCAATAATGAAATCAAATTTTTTTTCAATAAAAGTATTAAACTCAATTGCCTTATGGGTAGTGGTATTGCCGGGGTCTAGAATTATATGTACACCATTTTCTAAACTAATAGAATCATTTACATAACGACTTCCATCTATATTTTCAAGATAGGAAGTATTAAGAAATTGATGAGCAGTAACTTCAAGACCATTTAAATCCCAATATTTATTATAATACCAATCCATACCTATTGGTCTATAAAGATTCATCCCCAAGCGATTTTCAAACAAAAGCACAAATGATCTCAATAAACTTTGATGATGAAAGTCACAAAAAACATTAATTTCACTCATTGCATTAAATCCGGATATCGCTCAATAATTATCTTTTTGTAATCATCATTTATTTCTACATCATTTAGCAAAAGACAATCTTTTAAATATAATTGAAAATCCAATGGGTAATATACAATCTTTTCGCCGCGTTGCATTAAATTAAAATTATGAGAGAGGCCATTCATATGAGTAAAATTATTTTTATCAAGCAATGATACTTTACAATTTTGCAAATTAATTTGTTGAGAAAAAACAGCAAAATGGTCTGAGACATCAGGAACTATTCCGAAATACCTATTAGTTTTGTCAATAATTTGTCTTTTGACAAAAAGACAAGCGGGGTGATACCTTGACATGTCTAATCCACTACCTTGACCTTCACGATAACCGATTGCATCAAATTCTTTCATTAAAGAATAAATATTTAACCAGAATTCATCATCGTCTTTTATAATAAAATCTTGCTCAGTAAACCACACCCACTCTGATTTGCTTAAATCAAGCGCTTGATTGACCGATCTATTTCTCCAGTCTTCAAAATGGCTACTAGTCAATGGCGAATTGTGTGGTGGATATAAGAATGTTATATTGTCATCACTCATTGATGAAGATATAAAATTAGTATAATCTGTCCCAGAGTTGGTTACTGTAAAAGCAACAAATACATTGTTAAACCTTTGTCTATTTTTTTTAATGAATGACCGCCAATTTGGGTAATCAACAGAATCAGGCCATGAAATGATTACGTCCATTCAAGTAGCTCCGCATACATTTTTTTAGAATAATCAATTCTACTGTCTGATAATTGATAATGCTTAACTAATCTTTGTAGCCAACTTTGGTATTGAAATGCAATTTTATCAATTTTATTTTGGCTTGATGATTCTTTAAAATATGAATCTAAACCTAAAGACCAAAAACAAATTCTTCTCTCAATTTCCATTTTTTCTTCATCTGTATTACAATAATTAATTAGATCTTTATCGCTTAAAAACCCACCAATTCCGCTTGATAGACTGCCTGCGTGTAGCCAATATGAAGTCCCGTTAAAATTGTTCAGCCCAAGTTCGTAATCCAGCACATCGCTTAAATTTCCGTGAAATTGAGGGCAATCACCAATTTTTAAATTAAGATTTCTTAATTGCATACTCATCCAGACCATAGTATCGCCAGCGCAATCAGTATCAAGAGTTTTCTCAAATATAGGAAGAATACTGTTTTTATCCCATAGTTTAGCAGAAAAATTTTTGTCTGTTAATTCAAATATATTTTTTCTTATAAAGAAAAAACATGGCCAAAAATTAGGGCCATTGTCGTGTCCATTTTGCTCAACTATATTATATTTAATTTTTGATTGTTCTATAATAACATCAGAACAAGATCCTCGTCTACTTCCTATTAAATCATATTCATAATTTTCAAGTTTTAAAAAATAATCATTAACATATCCTGGTTTAAAAATAAACCCATCATCCTCAATAAGAAGTATATAATCTTCTTCAACTTGGTTAAGCATATGTGCAATTATTTTTCCATGATCACCGACTACATTAGGATGAGATATTAAATCTATAAATTCAATTTCTACATTACTGCAATCTTTAAATAAAGATTTTATGTATTCAGTAGATTCAGGTAAAAAAATATTATTTATACAAATATATAATTTATCAATTTCTTTTCCCCAAACATTTTTAAAAAAATAACTCCAAAGAGTTAAAAGAAACGGGTCCCCTGGGGTGGGTAGCAGAGCAGCTCTAGACATATCATGTCCACTCGTAGTCATCAACCCTAGGCTTATAAAACATTGTCAAACCTCTTGGAGTTTCAAAATGAAATGGAACAAGTTTTTTATTTAAAACTAAATTAGTCATTTCCTTAGGGATTTTCCCATAAGGCCAAGCAAAGCCATGTTCTTCATTAGGAATTTGATGCATATTTCTATGAAGATCGTGAATAAATAAATACCCGCCATCCTTTAAATTCGGGTAGAACTTAACCATCTCTGCAAATCTGGTTTGAGGTTCAGTATCTAGAAATATAAAATCATAATGCTTAGTTAAAATTAAATCACCAACATCACCGAGATGCGAGAAAATTTGTTCTGTTAAACCTAATCTACTAAATCTAGCGTTAGCAATGTCATATGTTTCTTTAGCGAATTCATGAGTATCTAAAACACCAAACCCATTATTTTTTAACGCAAATCCAATGTACGATGAACTTACACCTTGATGAGTCCCTGTTTCAAGAACAAAATTTGGTTTAATCAACCGCATAAAGCTATAGAGAAACTCACCAACCTCACACTCTACTCCGGCATCATTAAAAGCACTGTATTCGCTAGAATTTGCATCACCACCGCCCCATTCACCTTCATTATGTATTACTAGCTGACCATCAAGATCACGAAGCTGCTCAGTTATTGTTTTAATTTCCATTTAAAAATTCCTCCCATTGTTTAATTATTTTCTTTTTGCCAAACATTTCAATTGCCAGAGCTCTTTGTTTTTTGCTCATTTCTTTTGCAAAATCAATATCATTTAACATCATTTCTGTTTTATGAAACATTTGGTCTACATTATCACAAACTAAACCACCGATTTGAGCCAATATCTCATCAACTTCATAAAAGTCAAAATCATAAATAATATGAGCCAACTCTTTGCTTATTGCAACAATTGGTAAACCCATCATCAATGCTTCAATGAAAGATAATGTGTATGAGGCTGGGGCTGTGCCTCCATAAATCATAACCCTAGCTTCCTGCATTTTTTGGATTTGACTAGAATAAGAAATGGACCCGCCATTTAATTCACCTAGATCATCATTGCCGGGACCATACACAAGACCGTTATATTTTGTTATTACACGAGTAACTTCTTCGTAATGACAATGTGTTCTGCGACCCTTGAGGCTTTGCGCAAAAGTTACAACCCCACCAGAACCAACCCATCCACTATACGCATCCTCATCTTTATAAAATCTAATCAAAGCATCTTCGCCAATATAGTTAGAAAGATTTCTTTCTTTTGGAGAATATCTAATAATTTTCAATCCCTCTTTGCGCATTGGCTCTAGCGATGCTTCAACACCATTTGTTGATTGTCCAATGGTTCTCCAGATAACTGTCTTGTGTTTTATCTTATCCCAGTTTTGAATAATCACATCTGGAGAATGCATAACGATTATCACATCAAATGGTTCAATTAACTCTGGAGGGAGATTTGTTTTAGGAGAATCAATGGACAACTTCGCATAATCTTCGTGATAGATAGCCCCAGAGATTGGAGGTCTTGGTAAAGTAATATGCCCTCTTGGATCTATGTATGCTCCGTTAGAAAATACATCATGCCCTAAATCTGTTAAAAGCTGCACTTCGTCATACTCAAGAATTGAATGACAACTTATATAATGTATTTTCATAGACTTCCCGTTTCCTTTAGAACTTCCCAGCATCTAGCAATATATTTTTGAGAAACTTTCTCCCAAGTCATGTTCTGATTAATAAATTCAGCACTCTGATATGTTTTATTAGAAACTTCTTCGTAATTATTTGCTACATACAGCATCTTATCACATAGATCATCAAAGTCTGGCTCACCCCACTGTCCAGCATTAGCGTATCTTCCGGTCATATTTTTAGTCCCCCATGTGAAATCAAGAGGTACAGACATATGAGCAAAATCAGAACATGCTAAAACATTTGTGCAAATTGTAGGGATTCCTTTTGCAATCCCTTGGAACGGAATATTTCCCCAACCCTCACCACTAGTAGGAAATAACAAACAATCTGCTTTATCATAAATTGCACCCAATTCTTCGTGAGATACTTCATCATCAATCACTTGAATTTGCGGATGTTGAACTGGACCAATCATGCCGCTTGTCCAAATCCTGGCATCTGGAGGACCATTGGATTTATAAATAAGTCTATAATTATGATTACCTTCAAACACTTTTAAAAACGCATCTACGGATAACTGCGAGTTCTTACGAGTTGCTGGTGAGCCAACAGAAAGAAAGGTGAATTGATCGTGCGGAGTTCTCTTTTTTGGAAAATATATTTTAGGGTCAACCCCCAATTTAAATTCATAAACTGGTTTAGTAATACCGGAATTTATAAAGACATCCCTCATGGCATGAGTAGTTGTCCAAACCTCATCCATCTCATTACATCTCTCAACCCAGTCATTTGGTAGCTTATTTGTTTCCCAAAAAGTATAACCAATTGTGTATAACTTGGATTTAACAAACATATCCGGCACTGAATGGTTGATAACAATTTCATCCGCAAAATGCCCTCTTTGAAAATAGCCAATTCCTGGAACATTTGCTTGCAATCTGCCAATTTCTTCTGGCATAGATGGTTTATTTCGTCTAATTGGTAAACCGCTTGAGCCGATATATTCCCATAGGCAATCTGGTGTATAGCCGTAACCTTCACTAAATTTTGGGATTTGATTATCAGACCATACAAGCATAAGTTTTCTGTTAAATATTATACAATATTTTTGACTAAGTTTTTGCGCTCTATGTAATTTTCTATTGCGATAATTGAAGAATCAGACTCCACCTTGTAAGAGTCAATTCTTGTAATCGTTTGCTTCTCTTCAATCTTAGATAATTTAGCAGCAAACCATTTACCCTGTTTCAAAACATTTTTTAGCTTCACATAAGGTCGTGGAAAGATTACAACCTTAAATACATTTTGCCCATCCCAGCAGTAAACATTTGCCATAGTTTTGCCTTTAGATGTAATGAAAACTCTGGAATGCATGATATACATCAGTGTCTTTTCATCTGAAGCAGACCCCAGCCCTGTTTCGTACAGCCAGGAGTACTCATGGTCTTTGCCTTTTCTCCATAAATTAATAACATCATGCAACCCAGTCCCAACAAAATTATAAACATCACAAAACGAATGCATTGTTCTATCGCCAATCAAGGCATAAAGATGGTCTCTGGTAGCGATTTCTGTATTCCTATCGGCAAACACGGTAGCTGAACCGGAATGATCTTCAAATTCAATACGCAGGTATTGTGGAGTTTTTTTGGTTGAACGAACAACAGCTTTAACCAAAGTCAACGGAGAATTAATTTCGTGGAAATCAGCCAACTGACCAACAAACTCATCCATCTCGTTTTTATCTTCGTCTTTAATAGAAAAACCAAGAATCGGCAGATAGTACCGTTTATGGTCATACTGAGAAACATGACCCATGGATTCAAACGCCCCAACTTTGTCCAGATTCTCACGCAACGGAGCTTTAACAGCAGATTTTGTGCATTTGTTATTGAACTCATCAAAACAAGTAAAAGGTCGTTTGGTCATAATCTCTTTGATAGCCGACTTACCGCAAGACAACACATTAGCCAAACCAAAACGAATGCAATCAACCCCAGTGGAATTATCTGTTATAAAGTATTCTTCCGAGATGTTTACATCCGGAGGCAGAATTGGCACACCAAGTCTTTGAGCTTCCATCAAATAAGCAGTAATCTTTTCGGTTGAATTTTCGTTAAACAACAGTGACCAAATAAATTCAAGTGGGTAATTAACTTTCAACCACATAGTTTGATACGACAACATTGAATAAGCAACAGCATGAGACTTGTTGAACATATACAAAGCCGACATTTCAAACTCAGCCCACATCTTCTTGGCTTCGTTTTTAGAAATAATAGAATTATTAACAAACTTATCCTTGTACAAATCAAACTCGTTAGCATCGCGTTTCTTACCAATAATTTTGCGCAACTTATCAGCCTCAGCCCAAGTAAAACCCGACAACTTAACCGACATCAACATCAACTGCTCTTGAAAAATAACAGTACCGAAAGTCTCGCTCAGAATTTCTCGCACTGACTCATCAGGATAATGTGGCGATACATAACCCTTCTTACAATCAATATATTTTTGCCCCTGCGACAACAACGCACCAGGTCGCACAAGCGCATTAGAAACCACCAAATCATTGAAATTATCAATACCCATCCGCTCAATCAAATTCCGGTAGGCAGCAGCATCAGTCTGAAACACCCCAACCGTGTTACCTTTATTAAAGTTCTCAAACACCGCTACATCATCCAAAGCCAGCGACTGCCCCTTCACATCCAGCCCTGTACGCTCCCTAATCTTGTTTAAGCAATCTTTAATCACAGATACGGTCTTTAGACCCAAAATGTCAATTTTAATAAGCCCGACAGCCTCAGCATCCTCCATATCAAAAGCAGTAACGAGCGCCCTACCTTCCCCGTCAGTATCTTTACGAGTCTCAATCGGACACACATCAGTCAAAGGCAACGAAGAAACAACCATACCAGCAGCATGCACCCCTGAATTTCGTATACGCCCTTCTAGTCGTTTTGCCACTTTCGCCACATCTGGGTATTTAGAACAAAAGACCCGGCCTTTAGTTGAGCCTTCTAACTCCTCAATTGTTTCAAAGAATGGAGTAATACCATTTACTTCTTCAAATGGGACTTGGTAGACCCTAGCAACATCTTTAATAGCAGACTTAGGTTTGAATTCACCGAATGTAGTAATTGCTGCCACATGATCTTCGCCCCATCTTTGTCGCAAATAAGATTGGACTTCTTTTCTTCTTTTATCTTCAAAGTCAAGGTCAATGTCAGGGTAGTCATTGCGCTCTTGGTTGATAAATCGTGCAAATAGCAGATTGTATTTGATGGCATCAACAGATGTGATATCTAGTAAGTAAGCCAAAATACTTCCACCGACAGAACCACGACCTGTGCCTCTACCGATGCTGTTGTTATCTGCCCATTTAATCAAATCCCATACAATCAAGAAGTAATCAGAAAAGCCAAGTTTTTCAATTACACTTAATTCCTCATCAAGTCTTTGTTGATACTCTGGACCGAGCTTTAAAGATTTCATCTTTAGCTCCGCAATTTCTTTAAGATACTTATTGGAATCAAACATCTTTGAATACTTAGGCAACAAGTTTCTTTTCTTAGTAATCTCGGCATCGCATTTGCCAGCAACTTCTAAAGTGTTTTCTAAAATATCAGTACGATCATAACCAACTTCTTTAAACCATTGATGAATCTCATCAGCCTTAGCAACATACGGGTTGATATCATCAAATCGCAGATACCTTTCGGGGTACATATGATTAATTTTGCCAACAATGTCTTTGCCGAAATCGTCTAGTGTCTTTGACTTTTCCACCGCATATCTAATATCAGATGGCGATAAGCCAGTGTGTTGTGAAATCATCAAAAGAATTTCTTCGCAGCCTTTATCTTCTCTCTGAGGGAAATGGCAATCTGCTGTTGCAACAACCTTTCTTCCCATAGCGTTCGCTAGTGAGAGAACACCGTCATTAATAACTTGAGGGTTCCAAGCCTGCATCTCAAAATAGAAATCATCCTTGAATATCTTTACAAATCTTTCCGACAATTCTTCGGCTCTGGCGTAATCGCCAGCCTCTAACGCTTTTGATATCGCACTACCTCTGCATCCGGAAAGAGCAATAATGTCATTATCAACAATATCTTCAAGTAGTGAAAATTCAATTCTTGGCTTGTAATAAAAATTGTTTTGCCAAGAAATTTTAGAAAGTTTAAATAGTTTCTCAAGCCCCGTATTATTTTTGGCAAGAAGAATTAAGTGAAATCTTTCAGCCTTGCTGTCCGAATCATCTTGAATTGATGGAACAAAATAAGACTCAACACCAAACAGTGGTTTAACATTGTGCTTCTTACAAGCATCTTGAAACTTTAAAACCCCAGCCATTGAGCCGTGATCAGTTATAGCGCATGCAGTTTGACCATTGGTGCTTGTAATCTGAGCAATCTCTGATGGCGTTGACATACCATCAAGTAACGAGTATTCAGAATGGCAATGAAGGTGAACGAAATCTGTCATTTATAAATCAATATCATACAAGTTGTCAATGGTTGGCAACTCTTCCCAATACGATTTGTTATACCATGCTTTCCTAAGAAAACAATTTACACCGTGTTCTAATAATATTTTAACTTCAGATGGATTATCCTCAACCATATAGACCGGATTAATCTCTTGAGCAATTTTGTATTTTTCATTGAATGCACTAAATTGTGGAGTCATAGTGTTAATCTTCCAATCATCAAGCCAGGCGGCAGTTGCGTTCACAGAAGCCTCGCTTCTTCTTGCCGTAAGAATATGCACATCAAACCCTCTACCAAACCAGTAATTAACTTGATACCAAGCATCTTCAAATGGTTTTAGATTTTTCCAAAATACAGGATTAGAAAATAATTTTAGAGCTTCTGGGTCTTTTGTATCTGTTGTTAACCAAGAGCTGTAGTCTTCAGAAACACCATAAGATTCTAGTGTTTCATCAATTAAAGAGTCTATGTCTGTTATTACGCCATCAAGATCAAGAATTATTTTATTATTCACAAATGCCTTTCTGTAATGCTGAGGGTATTTCTACCCCCAGCCTTACAAAATTTTTTACCAATTATCCTTACCCAACTCACCAGTAGTTAGATAGATTTGTTGTTTTTCATATGGCAATGTCATATACACAGATGTTAAATCGTGCATTGGCAAATCATTAATTGATTTTGGAGTTTCAGATGTGTCTAATGGAATAAGACTATAATTTGTATCTGAAGCACCAGAGCCAGTCCTGGAGTACTTGTAATAACGGTCCGTAATTGTTCCAAATTCTCTTGCGTATTCAATCAATACAAGACCGACATGGCGTTGATTAAAAGTGGTATCAAGGATTCTTGGCTCCCAAACACCTGGCTCTGTCTCAACTGCAATGTTAATTAGCATGTGAGGCTTTGGCCTCCATCCTTTATCTGCTACTGATTGCTCTGTAGCCCAGCAACGGTAATTGAATTTCTCAATATTTGATGTGGAAGCAACTCTCCACTTCCAGTTAACTGGTGATGTTACAACCGGAACATTAATACCTGTCCCAATTTTTTCATCAAAATACTTAGCATCTTCTGTCAATTCTTGTCTGAATCTAATCTTGAAGGAATCGCCATTTTGAAGTGTAAAAAATTTCTTTACACCCTTGGCTCCGCCTTCGGGTTTTACTACTGCCTTTTCAAGGTCTTTTAATGTTTTCATTTGTTCTCCTATATGTTATGTGTTTTGCTGTTTATACTATCAACTATCTCTTGCACTTGCATTTCTGCTGGATCTTTCAACCCATCAGAAATTTTAGCCGTGTAAATTTCTTTACCGCGGCATAAATCTATTATAGCATCCCTCATTGCATTTCCAGCATCATCGTTGTCAGAAAAAATAATTATTTTATCAAAATATTTTTTCATCAATGTAATCTGATTTTTTGAAACCTGAGCGCCAAGTGTAGCGACCACATTCGGGAAGCCTGCTTCGTGAACCTTCATAGCATCCACGCTTCCTTCAACAACAATAACTTCTGAATAGTTTTTAGCATTTTGTATGTTAAACAAGACATCTGCTCTCTTAAACCCTTTGTTGTAAAGATACCTAGGCTCTTGCGATGACTCTATTGCTCTGCCAATTAACCCAACAACTTTATATTGTTGATTTCTAACCGGAATAACTATTCTGCTTTTAGTTTTTGAAAACCCAATTTCAAATCTCATCAATGTATCGTATGACAAACCTCTTTCGTGCAATGGCATAAGATAAGATTTTTGTTCATCGTCATCATAGTCAATTTGAATTGTATCAAGAACAATATCATCATCTTTATCTCTGTATGAGAGACTTCTTTCTAATTGATTCTTTAATGATACCGCATCAATCCTAGAGTTTGTTGCAAGCGCCTTACCAGTAATTTGGCGATAGAGCTGCCTGAAGTTACCTTTCTTGCCGCAAGACGGGTTGAAGCATTGCCATAACCCAGTCTTATAGTTTATATAAAATGATGGTGTATGAAGATTTTTATGGAATAAACAATAGATCGTAAATTCTTGGCCGGTAGACGCTTGAACCTGGATATTGTATTTATCAAAGAGGTCTTCAATTTGTTTTTCAAGATTTATCATCAAAAATTATCTCAAAAGAAAAAATTTGCAACTTATCATCATAAGATGTTACTAATTTAGTATTTCCAGTATATTTATATTTCTGCCTAGCCTCATCCTCAAGCCATGGTCGTAATTTGATAATAGTCTCAATATCTTTGGCTGTGCCTTTGAGCGCAGTTTCCATATTACAAATCCCACTCTTCTACCCATTTACCAGTATCTAAATTCCATCTTAGATAGAATCCAAAATGAGAAGCTCTTCTTACTTTTCTAGAAACAATTTGGAACATATCGGAACCGGCATCTCTATGGATTGCCAAAACCAAGTCAGCATCATAAGCTAATTGCTTACTCCAGGCAACCTCTTCAAGTTCTGGTGGGCGCTCTGAGTGCCCTTCTGCCATTGTTACCGCAGCAACATCAATAATTGGCACAGCATTTTTAACAGCCATTCTTTTAAAAGCTTTAGAAAGATTTTTAGCTTTTTCAGTTTCTGTTTTAGCCCCACTTGAGTCATCAAACAAACCGTGATAATCCAAAATAACCATATCTGGATGGTACTGGTCTATCTTGGCTTGAACCATTTGCTGGTCTGCTGTCTCAAGACCCTCTGATGTAACCAAGTAAATAGGCTGTTTACCAGCAAAAGTTTTTTCAGCCCATTTTTCGTATTGATCAACAATTGCAGGGTTGGCTTTTACCAAATCAGTATTTGTAAAATTACCTTCGCCATTATTCAATAAAGTATCTAGTCGCTGTGATTCTTGTTGCTTGTTCATCTCCAGAGAAATAATTAGTGGTCTATACCCAGCCCTCCAAGCATTCGCAGCAAACAATCTTGCAATAAAAGATTTACCAACGCCTGTCCAGCCAAGAAGAACAACGAAATCTCCTTTTTGCCAACCACCGAAAGTTTTATCAATGACAGAAATTCCAGATGGAATACCAATCATTTCACGATTGTCTGTTAGCGACCTTGCTCTTAAATCATCAGCACGGTCTTTCCATTCACCAGATAAGTCAGTATCTTTTAAACTGCTAGAGAACTTATACAACTTACTTGTTTCATCCATCAAATAAGATAGAGACTCTTTCGGACCAAGTTCGTTTAAAACATTGTTGGCCTTAGATACAATTACTCTTGTCTGATAAGCAAGAGACTCCCTCTTGGCTTCGTCTAAATAATACCTTGTTGGCTCCGGAGTTGCAACAAAATCAAAATCCGCATAATGATGCTTAACTGTGTCTTTTGATGGAGTCTTTTTAAATTCATCATGATGTTTGGATATGAAATTCCAAATATCACGGTATTCCATGAATACATTTTCTGCACCGCCATTGACAGCCTCAGTATAAGAATTGTTATCAATAATTGAATTCAATAATCTTATTTCGTAATTCACTCGGTCTCCATTCTTTTTTTGGTTTGATTGACTATTTCTTTAAATTTATTAACAGACTTGCTCTCAAATTTAACCCTGTCAGTATACACTTTTGACTGAACAGCAAAATCAAATACCAAAAACGGTCCTGGGTTAGACTTCACAAAAAGCTCTATTGCTGTAAACAAAAGTTCTTTATCATAAAAAGATAACAAAGATTCAGCAACCGCTTCTTGCCGTGGTGAATCTGGTATGAATAATTTATGATATTTTTTGCAGCAATTTTTTAATTGACTTATCGGATCTATCTCTTGTTGTTCCATTGTTTTTAGTTGCCTTTTTCCATGTTGACATTAAAAAATCATATTCTGAAATACCGGCATTAACACCGACAAATTCATCATTTTGTATTGCCGATAAAAAACACGGGGTTTTGACTGTGCATCTCGCACAACCCTCTTTAGCGTATAACACTTCAGAGTGCTTATATGACAGCCAATACCCAGAGTTTTTATCACTTAAACATACGGCTTCAAGCCGCCAGTTATTTGGTTTTCTCTGCATCTAGTTCTTGAAGTTTTGCTTCAATTTGTGAATCAACAACATCCCACAAGCTTTTCCAAGCCTCTTCGCTCTCTAGCGAGGTGCATGAGGTGCGAGCACCAGCGTCAAGTCTCAATGATTCGTAGTTACCTAAATTCTTGGTAATACCAATTGATGCCCAAATTTCTGTTTCCGGTTTTGTTTTGTCTGCCATAATTTCTCCTATTTGTGTAGTTTTACTTTTTGATTAATTTCTTTTATTTTATTAACTACTGTTTTATTAGTAGCCGGTCTTCCGCTTTTACGAGTATTAAAAAATTCTACCATACCGTAAATGTCTGCTTCGTCATAATAGCGCCAATTTTTATAATTTCCACAATCTTCGTCAAATTTTTTTGAAAGAACAATTAAATTTTTCTTTTCATATTTACGAAGCGTGTTTGGCTCTCTGCCTACGATCTTAGCAACTTCACCAACTGTGTAAATTCTTTTAAGCAAGATATCACTCCCAACTATTGGAATGTTAATCTCTTCATTATTTTTAATGTTTACACATACAATAGTGTTATTGTATTTTGTTATTTTTTTAATTTTTACAAAAGTGTCAGAATATTTGTAAAATTTATTTGGCAGTATTTTGTTTTGAAACATGGAATTCCTCAATTTGTTTAAACCCAAGTTTACGCAAAAGGACATTTAATTTCTTTACTTCAATATCTTTTGAATCAGAACAGTTAACGCAAGTAACATCTATCCAATTTCTTTGCATAGCGTAATATTGCGATCCAACCATTTTCAATCCACCACATTTAGAGCATCTAAAATTTTTTAAAAGTCTAACTTTCATTTTGCAAAATACTCCTTGTCTTTGTAGATTGCCCATCCGTTATATATTGGCGTAACCTCATAAAAGAATTTATGCTGTCCTGTTGTTTCGTATGTAACGATACCAACACCTTGTTGCCAATTCTCGTATCTAACAAGCGGTCTACCATCAAGGTCAACACCGCCTTTAACTGAAGGCACTGCGCCATCAATTCTTGCCAAGCACCCAGGAGACGCTGCCATAGTTGTGCGAGAGCCATCAAAGTCCTCACGAGTTTTAAATGCGGTTTCAATACGATGAATGTGTCCGTAGATCACACTAGTCTTTTCGCTATTTAAATAAATATGAGCTGTTGAGCCTGAAGATTTAACTCTATCTCCGTGAATAATTCTTAATTTTTCATTAATCCAAAAATCAGAAGCCGGATAACCTGGTCTGTACTCCACGCCAAAATCATCCATGCGAGCAAGGTATGGAACAGTTAATACCGGCCAAGAATCGGGGGTATTTCCTTTGCGAATTCCATATGCTGCAACAGCATTCACTAACAAATATTTCGGCATTCGCTCTTCGTGATTACCAGCAAGCCAAACTATTTTTGCTGATGGGGCAGCCTCTCTTAGTTGAGCACAGAATGTTGTTGCCCGATCAATTGAAGCCTGCATAGTCTGTTGATACGCAGGTGTTGTTATGTATTTTCCTAAAGTTGGAAAATCCAAGTTATCACCAACGCAAACTACCGAATCCGGCTTTACATCACGAACGATTGCAAGCATAATCTCAATTGCTTTTTCATCATGAGTCGGCTCTAGCTTTCCATCACGACCTCTGTAATAACCAATTTGAGCATCTGGGACAACTACGCATTTTTTATATTTTGCAGTTTTCTTTGCAACAGTTCTTGGTTTTGGCAATCTAATAGCAGGACCTTGCTTAACCACAGGCCATTGAGGACCACGGCTTTCTCTTCTCACTCTGCATATACCATCTTTGTCTAGCGTCTTGCGACAACTGTTATCGGCATATCTTTGATTTGCTGTTTTTGGCTCAAACTTATAAGTACAATCAGTACCTTCGCATTGTTTCATGTATCTCCTATAGGGTAGGAATACATATTATCATATGGAAAAGGCATTCCAACGCTTTTATTATCTAAAATTAATATTTTTTGCGTAATTCTTTTTCTTAGTATGAGGCTTATTATTATAAGCTGTTTGTCTCATTTTTTCACGATGTTCCATTGACATTACAGTTCCTTCTTTATGCAAAGCGCTATGTTCTTTATGAGAACACAAAAATAAATTATCCAGCCTATTATCTTGCTTTACTTCGTTTATATGGTGTACAGTCTCCCATGCCTGAAGAAATCTACCAAGGTATTTTTCAACAACCAGCCTATGCTCATAAGCATAGCCCCGAATGTTTTTTGGGTGTTCTGGGCGTAAGACTCTCACATAGCCTTTATCGTCAATATACTTACCGCCAGTAAAATTTGGACTATCTTCTCCAGAAGCAGCTTTGGATGACCAACTTATATCTTTTCTTTGAGAAGCAAGAGCCATTTAATTTGCGTTAAGCAATGCCTCCAATATCTTCAACATATAGTTGTAAAAGCTTTACGCTGGAGCTAGCAGGAACATAGTAGTTAGGCGCATTAGCTGAGCTAGCGCCTTGTTCTCTCTTAACTGCTGCAAAAAAAGATTGGTTAGTTAAGCCAGAAGAAGATGTTGATAGAACAATTGATAATGTAGAAGCACCGAATTTACTATCATATGCATCATTTCTTAATGCAATGTTGGCAATAGTCGCAGACCCGCCAAGAGATGCTGTGTTAATAAAAGCAAAAATTGGAGGAGTGAAATCAGCAGTCAAAATTTGTGATGCCGCTCCGATGGATGCAAACAACCCGTTATAAACGGCTACTGAATATGTCGCATCTTCAGCACCTTTGGCTTCAACAACAAAGCCAGTAAAATTTAAAGTTACTCGGTAATAACGAGAAGCCCCAAGGCTTACTCTGTTATCAGTACCGCCAGTACCGGTATCGTCTTTAAGAGAGATAATTTCATTATAAGTTGCAAAGTTTGAGAAAGCACTACTCGCAGAAGCAACTGATTTAATTTTCTTTACGCCTTGTGGGGCATCATCAGTAGCTTCTTTTACTTGCTGAGTATTGGTTGACATCTGTTGCAATCTGTCACCAGTGATCGGGGTTCCGTCTGTCCAGGAGACCTGGGAGTAGTTCTCATATGCCATTTATCTATTATACCTCATTATTTCTTTGCTCTAATAACTCTATCCAAATAAGATGGACCTTTTGTAAAATACCAATGGTCTGGTTCACAAAAGAAATAAAACACATATGAAGTCAAGTTATTTTCTGGCGATGGGAAATCTTCCCTCCAATGCTCCTGATCGCATCCATACATAAAAAGGGCTTGGTTTTCATTTAAAGAATATGGTTTATTTTCAACCCATAGATCCCATGGTGTTTTTTGAAATAAACAATAATCAATAGTGTATGTACAAGCATTATCGTCTTTATGTTTCCATAATTTTGCTTTTTCTGTTTGATAAGTAACTAGTAAATTCCATGATGGTTTTAGTGTATTACTTTTAAATTTTTCTTTAGCCATAGGCAAAAGCAACTCTGAACCTTCATTTAAAATTTCAGTATTAGCCCATTGATATCTTCCAAACCCCTCAGAAAAAGCTGACCCATCATCATTAGCCCAAAGGTCCATTGCATATTTTTGTAGTGCATTAAAGTAAATATTATCAAATATATTTGAAATTACAAAAGGGTCTTGTAAAACCATATTTACCATTTATTAAGTGGACATGTTGCATTTTGTAATTTAGTTTTAGCTAGCATAATACAACCACATTCTTTACATTGTTTTGTTAATTTAATTAACCTATCACAAGATAAACAAATATCGTATCTTCTATTGGCTTCTTCTGCGCTAGCTTTTTGTGTACTTGAATCCAGCAAATGCCAAGGTCTTGATTCTCCTATTTTCTTTTTATATTCAGACCAAGCTGACATCACAGCCTCCCATATAACTTTCCTTCCATTCTCGCCACCATAATTTTTTACCTATTGATATTGTATCATAAGAATTCCAAGAAAATGGCAAACTATTCACTGAACTACTATCACCCATGTTTTTCCAATGATGAATATTATTATTTTTTTGATTTATTGCTCTATGTATTAAACCAGAATAAGTGCTACCTATTGTTCCAATAAAATCTTTTGCATTACACATTACTAGCATACAAATTAAATCAAAAGATATTTTACTTGTTATTGATAGTTGTTTAAATTCATTTAAAAAATTATCTTTAATTAAATTGTCTATATATAAAACACGACCATCATCAATAGCAATTGATGATTTAAGATTATCAGTGCATGTAATAATTAAACTGTTGTTTATTTTTAAAAAATTAATTGCATCATTATATTCTTGTTCTGTAACTGAATAAATTGTTTGTGCAAAATCGGTCTGTCTTAAATGTATACCAGAAAATTCACCTATTGAAGATGAAATTGTATTTGCCAAATCAATATATTCTTGTTTAAATTTTAACTTTTTTAAATATTCATCAAAAGAACTTGTTCTGTTATAAAACATAATAGAATAATATGATAAATTATTATTAAAATAATAAAATTTATCTTTATCAATTATCAGTTTATCTCGACCTTCAGCAAATTCTTGTATTTTCTCATCTCCGTCAGAAACCGGGATAAAAGCGTTCATTAAGTTTTTTATATGGTATTGCTTACTTGATGGATGTTCAATAATTTTTTTTGAAAAAAATATGTTATCAAAAGACGATGTATCTATAAAATCTGTAATGTAATTAATTTTATTTTCAAAAGATTCTGACAGGCTCGGTAGCTTTCTCATGTCATGTATATATATTGGAGTTTTGAGAAAATATGATATACCAATCGCTATTTCTAAAGTTATTAATTGATTAAATAATCCACCATTCCATAAACGAAATGCATTGTGAGAATTTAAATTTATATTATGTTCTCTCCAAGGAGAATTCATTGTGGTGGTGTAAAAGAATCCCCATTCCAAGCCCAGCCAGGGACAACATTTGGTTGATCCGTTACTTCAATCACCGTAGGATTGCTCGCTAAACCAGCAGCCCACGCAGCAGCGCTGGGCGAAGAAATTTCATCATCAAATTGAACTTGCATAAACACATCACCTTCTGCAATTAAAACAAATCTTCTAGTAGCCATATTTCTCCTTTATTAAAGTATACCATTAACCAATGCAGAATCCATCTACGCAAATAAAGTCTTGTGGACATGGGGGAGAGCAGCCTGGTACAAATACCGGTGTTGGGGCTACCGGTGTTGGGGCTACCGGAACTGGAGTTGGTGCAACAGGTGTTGGCTCTGATACTGGCGTTGGCCCAGGTCCAGGGCCACCGTAAGGAACTGGAGTTGGAGCTGTTGGAGTCGGAGCTACCGGAGTCGGAGCTACCGGAGTCGGAGCTACCGGAGTCGGAGCTACCGGAGTTGGAGTGGGAGCTGTTGGAGTCGGAGTAGGTGTTGGGGTAGGGCTTGCGCCACATTTCTGTATGCAATACTGATATCCATCTATATATGCGTAAAGCTGATCGTCATTTGCATCGTAATAAAATTCAAAATACTCAGGTCCGTACCTGTATGCCGACCCAGCATAAGTATAAGAAGTCGTAATTGTATTTGATTGATCTTTCAAGGATAAATCTAATCCCCCGCCAACTAATATTGTTTCACCATAAAGACTTCCAAAGGCTGCACCCTCAATAAAAACACCGGCTGCTCCGTTTGTTTGCGTAAACTCACCTAATTGCATTGAGCCAGAAAAATTACCACCAGTCTCAAGATTGTCGCCAACAATTTGCCATCCAGCAATTTGACCGGCTGTTGCAGTCACTGTTCCGGTTAATTCCAGATTTGTGCCGTTATAAAACATGACATTATTAGCAGAGCCAACAGAAAATGTTCCATTAGAATTCCAATAATTAAGAGCATTGATATATATAGAATCAGCTACAACCGTGCCTCTAATTACAGCAAAATCAAATTCAGCACTTCCATCACTATTAATAACCCAACCAGAAACACCAGGGACATAGTTATTACTACTAATTACATTATTGACTAAAACAATGTTTGCCGCTAATAAATTAGCAGTAATTGTTCCAGCTGCAATTTCATTTGCTGTAAGTGTACCTGCCACAATAGATTGAGCTTCAATTGATCTTGATATAATATGCGCTGAACCATTAATCATTCCTTGTTGAAATACAATTCCTGACGGAGCAATAATAGATTGATTTACAGTGTCAATGATTAATTGTTTAAAGCTGTCTAAATTTCGTATTTGGTCAGCTGTTCTACTTGGATCTCCTATAATTTGAACAGGAAAGTCGTATACAGAATAAACAGATGTATTAATTAAAGTAGAGTTCTCACCGTCATGGTTATGACCACCACCTGGATAAAAAGACACCCCGCTTTCATTTATCATTAACTGACCTGCCTTAGCACCATAGTTTGAGTTACAGTACTGCCTACACTCAATTGATGCGAAATTACCCAATAATCAGTATTAGATATACCTAAAGCTGTCACATTGGATATTCTAATTCTATCACCCAATTGAACCTTTGGCATTGCTATAGTGTTTATATTTAAAATAGGAACAGGTATTTGTGTTTTTGAAATAATTAATTCTGCTAATCTTTGAGCATGAACAGTGTCATTAATAAATGGGCTAGAAATATCAATATCTTTTAACCCATATTTTTTTATGCTTTCACTATTTACAGAAGATTGTTCTTTAATTTGACCATTTTTTTCTGATATCTCAACAACAACACCGGCAAGGGATGTTGAGTTTTGATATTTAGTTTTAGGATTTTCACCCTCAAGAACAACAACTTCGCCTGCTGGCACTGTGTTTGCAGTAGCTAATATCAATTCAGCCCCATAAGCATGATGAAGGAATCTTACAATTTCAGCTTGTGGTGGATCATCTATGTCTATTGATGTTATAAAAGGCTTTCTGATATTAAAAGCCGGAGAATTATCGTATTTGATATTATAATATCTAGCTTCTCTGACTTTAGAATTATTACCGTCATTAATAATATGAGCCGCTGCTGTAGTTTGAAATTGACCTCTCTTTAATCCAGTAAAAGAAGTTTTTGTTTTTGAAGTGTATTCAATAATCTCATCTTGAATTTTGATATACCCAGACTTCAAAAAATCAGGACTAATTGTTGATGTAACAAACACGACATTTGCTGTTGAGGTTAAATTTGCTGTTAGCGTTGTTGAAATTAAGCTTGAATTTGCTTCAGCATGCCAAAGAGGTTGCACCTTAGAGGCATTTTTTTGCAATGAAGAGATTGCAATTGTAACCTTGTTGCATTGTAATTGGACAGCATAATCTGCTGAAATAATATGGCTACTGTCTGAAATATTTGCTTGAATATTTGCATGTTGAGGAATTGAGGATTCAAAGAATCTGTAGAAGTGTTCGTATCTTGCCTTACCCTCTTCATCAACATATGTTCTACCTAAATCCGCAAATGTAATGTCATTTATAATTTCTTGAATAGAATTATCATTGCCGTAAAGATATCCAAAAGTAGTCAATGGCTGTATTGAAGCCTCAGAGTATCTTTCCTGAACATCAATTAGTGGAAGATACTGATTATAGATAGCAAATTCATCAATAATAAAACTTCTAATAGTGGAGGGGGCGACTTCCCCAGTCCCAGCAGTATAAGAAGCCCCTCTTCCTCCAATAGTAATATTTGTATTAGCCCAAGAAATAGGAGTACCGACAAGAGTAGTGTTTGCTTTTAATACTCCATTTACATAATAGTACATTGTTGTACCATCAAAAGTTGTAATGATATGAGAAAAATCACTTGTTGATAAAGCTGTGTTTGATGATACCGTTTCTGTAGTTACGACAGAATTAGAAAGCGTTCTTATCTTAAATCCATTTGAAGATGAATTGTTAAAAAATTCAAATCCTGTTGTTGGAGATGCATTAGCCCAATTACTAATGTATTCTCCATTGCTAGAAAAAACTCCATTATTAAACTTAGCAAAAAATTCAATTGACCATTTACCCGTATACAACGGAGATGATGAGTTTGTTAAATTAATTGATGTATGCAAAGCTGTTCTGATATATGCATTTGATTCAAGCAAAACCGCTTTATTGTTAGGGTCTGAAACAAGACCTGTCGCTTGACTTAGTTTTGGAGAAGCAATATACACACCAGAACTTCTATGGTTTACCGCATCATTATCAGTAATAACCCCTGAAGGATTTCTTGAACCAATAGAGTCAATAGCCGCAATAGTGCAGCATTCAGATGCAGGGACTAAAACATCCGCCGCTCCATTTACTGATTTATACAAATATATTTTAAAACTTGGAGTTCCGGCTGTATTGTTCCAGTTATGGAAGAATTCAATACGAATTTTTCTAGGAACACCAGCAATAAGATTAAGTGTGCTTGATTCATAGCGAGTAAAAGAAGCACTGGTTTTCCACTGATTTAAAATTAAATGGTCATCCAAGAAAACCCTTACACCACCACTTCTTACATACACAACAATTGTTTGAGAACCATTATCTTTTGGAATATAAAATCCATCAAAAACTCCATTGTAATAATCGGTATACACAGTTGAATTCAAACCGGTAAAAGAGTAATCATCTAGTTGAACTGCGTATGCTGAGTTGGATGAAATATCTTTTGATAAAGCAATATAAGATGGAGATACAAAAGCTAGTTCGCCAAGAGCTTTATCTAACTCAGTAAGCTCTTTATCAATTGCATCCGCTTTGATATCTTTTACAGAGATATCTCTTTGATTTTCTGGCATTCCCCAGAATCTTGCTCGTAACCCAGAAGATGACACAATATCATTACCGCTACGATCAACTGTATCTTCATTAAAAGAATACATTGCAATGGCGTTACGAGATATTGCCCCCTTTCTGTATGGACTAAGTTTTTTAATATCTTTCTTAGGGAAGTTAGCCCTCATCAATAAATTTTCAACTGCTTCTCCAACAGTAATATTTTGAATAAAGAAACCATAGCTGACAGTTCTTTCAGCAAGATATTTTGACCAATCTTGTAAACTAGCTGACACAGACATATCCCCAGATTTTGAATTCCACTCATCAACATAGAAAGTTCCATTTTTAACATATTCATAAATATCAAATTTAACAACTGCATTTATGGAATGCGATTTGGCAACAGACCCGCCATATCCTCTAGAAACAATATTAAGCGTGGAACTACCAGATGTGCCGGAGCACAATACATACTCTTCATTTTGAGTATTTTCATCAATAACAACAACAAAATAATTCCCAGCACCGCCAGAAGAAAACACGCTAACATCATTCACTGTAGCTGTAGTTGTAGTTGTGTTCATATTGGCTTTTAAGAAAGTTTCAAGATATTGGCTATTGATATAATCAGTAGTTGGTTTTTTAATTCTCCAACCTGTATATATTTCTACTTTTAAATCTTTTTGTATATATTTGCCAAAATCAGAAGTGGAATCAAATACATTAAACTTCTTACCTGTGTTATCAAAACTAATATCAGCAGATGCAATTTCCGATCCGCCAATAGGCATACTGGTGGAATGAACATCTCTTGCTCTAGCGATTGAGTAATCTTGCACATAGTCGCTCATATCAAGCTGGTACAGAGGAACAATTTCTTGAATCCTTGCGTAATCAGTTGGGTTTTTTGTGCTATGCACAGTAACTTTAATTTTAGTTATATTCTGTGTAGATAAAGCAGTCGAGATAAAATGGTCTTGATAATACGAGCCATTTGCAATCCGGCCAGTTTCTGAAAGGACAAGGGTATTGGCATTGTAAGCCTCTAGGGTATAATCAGATATCTGGCCATACAACTCCGAAGTAATGATTCTAACTTTGTTAACTTTTCTTTCATCAAAAACCGCTTGAACATAAGGGGCTGTAGTGAATGTATAACCAGAGTATGTATTGGAAGTATTGGCTGTGCTTGCAGTGTTTGACCACCACCCGAACTCCAAAGAGCTTCCGATATGAGTATTTGATAGATCGCTGGTTGTTAAAGAAGGCATAGCATAATAGCTACCATCTGCTCTTATAACATCGCCATCCTCATCCTTAGCCCCAGCTACACCCCATGTAAAAGACTGTCTCTCTATGCCATTAAAAGCTTCTGACTTACTAAAATAAAACCCGCGATTGGGGTAAGATGTGTTAGAATAATCATCGTTAGTAGTTACTACTAAATTACTTAAGTGTCTACTGTCAAGCCAATTTACAATAATTTTTGGTTTAACTTTCTGACCCTTTGCAACAATAGAATTGTTAAAGTCAGATGAAATAGTATTACCGTAATATCCTGTTGTTAACATTAAGCTTCCTCTAATACCATATTACACGAAAAATAGTATGATTCGCTTGATAAATCTCTTCTAATTAAAGTTTCACTATAACTTGTTATAAAAACATCAATATCATCTTCTGTATATGGAGTAACGCCATTAACATCTTGATTGATGATTGTCAAACTATGCACATCTGAATCCTGGGCAATTTGTTTTAAGAAATTTCTAGATTCTCTTAAATCAACTGTAAAACTTGCTTCGTTGGGGATAAAAGACCAATCAAGATTAAATGTTCTTTTTGCACCTTTTGATGCAGATGTATTTTTGTAGTATCGGGATACATTGCCCTGCCAGTTTTCATTTTCAATAAATTTAGGTGTTGCGTTAATAGCAAAAGTTCTTGTTTGATTAGTCAATGACTTATTATCAAGTAATAATAGATTTCTTATAATAGTGTTATCGGAAACAACATTGGCGCTAAATCTAATTGGCTTAACTACAATATTAGTGTTGTTTAGAACATTAATTCTAATTGTAGCTAAGAATATTCTTCCAGCAGTTGTAAGGTTTACTGTTCCAGATAGCGCTGCGTTCAGGAATGAAATCTTGCCAATTGTACTTACAGCATTAGATTGAACCGACAAAGCAGACACTGCACGAGCTTGTTTTATAATTGATGTATTAGCTAGAGTCACATCGCCACTAACAGTGGAGTTAGAGATAGCAATTTTTGTAACATTAATAGTGATATCTGATGCTGCAGCTCCAGCGGTTTCATCAAGTTCACCAAATGCAATTTTTTGCATTTCAACAGTAACGCTAACATTACTAGAAATAGCTACAGTTCCATCTTGTCTTTCAAAGACAGCTAATAATTCAACATCTAGCAATCCAGAAATATTCACAACGGCTTGTGCTGTTTTGACAATACTTGTTGTTACATTAACTGAGCTATCGTTTATCGCAGAAACGCTAAACGCAATTTTTTCTGAATCAAATGACGCTACAACATCACCACTTTGAACAGATGAAGCTAGGGCTATCTTCTCTATATCTGTGGACACAACCGTAGAGCCGGCAATATTACTTGCAGAGCGTGCAAATTTTGTTATTGAGACAACAACATCAGAAGAAATATTAATATTTGACAACGCATCTTGTCTTTCAAAGACTGCATTAAGTGTTGTATCAAGAGCGCCAGAAATGCTAATTTGAGCAAAAGCTGTTTTAATAAAAATGGCACTTACATTGCTAGTGATATCTATGGATGCATCAATGATGACATAATCATCTGCTCTATAAAAATCTATACCAGAATTAAGTGGTTCAGAAAAACTAAAATAGCTTTCCATTTAAGCCTCTTTAAAACTTATAGTCACATCATAATAAGAACACTGAGATGTTAAATCCCTTCTTATCAGAGTTTCGCTATAAGACTCCACATATACTGTAGTTGTATAAAAATTTTCTTCCGGATCAAGTTTGATTGATAACGAAACACTTGCTGGGGTCATAGCGATAGAATATAAATAATCACGCCCTCTTCTGCCATCTACGGTATGTGTCTGTAAAGATGGAAGATATGTAAAATTAAAATTATATAAATTTTTATTATTCCTGATATACCTTTTTTTATCCCCGTTGATTAATTCAATATCATTAGCACTAATAGCTGTACCGCCATCAAATTTTCTATTATGCTCTGTAATCTCAAACCCGTTTAATTTTACAAGATGAGTTATTGTGGTTTGTTGATTTTGAATACTCATTACATTCCCTGGTTGATTCCGTTATATGTGGTAAATGATCTTGTTTCATTTCCAGCATTTTTTTGCATGCGAGGAAGGATGTTGATGTTATAGTCTTTCATCATTCCCTTAAACCATTCTTCTTCTCCAATAAATGTATCAACATTAATATTGACAGTTGAAACGCTAGATGTTTGACCAGAACCAGAATACGATGGGGAGCCAGATGGAGCAGTAAATTTTGCATTATTAATATTTCGGATTGCGCTAATACCACCATTAAAAATTAATGGAACAGGCATTGAATTCATTTTTGGAACATACCCGCCTTTTTTAAATGATGGAGTGTTATTTACACTTCCTTTTTCAGAAACATATCCACCTTTTTTAAATTTAGGCATCATGTTGTTATTGATTTTTTCCAAAGCAAAAACGCCTATCCTCTTAACAGCTTTAGCGTTAAGGACATATTCTCCGCCATGCAGTAACGCAGGCACTCCTTGAGTTTCTGGAGCTGGAATGTATCCACCTTCTTTAAAACCTGGTTTTACCTGAGTAGCTTTAGGTATAAAGATACTATAATTAGGTTGATTTAAATTATATTTATTTTCTGGAACACGACCACGATCTAAATTTTGAGCAATTAATTTTTGACCAGCGTTTACAATTGGTGTAATTTGTTTTTGTAATGCCAGATTTGCTAAATATGAATCCGCTGTTTTACTACCCATCGGGTTAACCATATTTTTAACATTTCCTGTATACCCAGCAGCAGCACCGCCTCCACCGCCACCCGCAGCGGCATCATTTGCAGCATCAATAGCGGCTTTAAGCTGTATGTATTTTAAAATTGCTGGATCAAGATTCGCAGCCATTTTGTCCATCAATGCTTTATTCAATTCAAGAGTATTTTCAAAATCCCTTAACATAGCAAGGTTGCCATCTTTGATTGCTTGATTGAACACTGCCGTTGGGTCAGCTTCATCAAATGCTTTCTTAAATGGAGCTAAGAATGCTTCTTGAACATCTACTAAAATTGCATCTTTTGCCGTTGTGAAATTACCATGCAAATCAGTTGTGATTGCACCAAACGCTTCCACAACAGCCGGACCACCCTCACCCATCTTGTCGCCAATGCTTGTGAGCATTCCAAGAGTAACGCCAATAATAGTATTCTCTGATGGATCAGAACCAAGACCATATTTGGATTGCGCTTCAGCTACCAATAGATCAAGACTTGTAGAGAATGCCCCAACAACCTTGTTCGGCATTTTATCACCAATTGTTGTAACAAAATTTTCAAACATGGTTCCAAAATCTTCATTCATTTTTGTTGAAGAAGTATTCGCAAGAGTCTCTAACTCTTTTTGCATTACAGTATATTGCTCAATTGTTACTGGACCAATCTTGATTATGTCAGCAGCAGCTTTCTGGAATGCTTCAATTTGAAGGTCAAAAAGCTCTCCAGCTTTTTCCTTAGCCTCAGCAATTGCTTCTCTAAGCGCAGCAAGATTTTCTGCTGCTAAATCTTTTCTTCGGCTATCAACAAGAGAAACTTCATCCGCAACAGAGCTTTTCTCTGTTCCTTGTTGCTCAAGGTCAAGCATACGAGCATCATCAACACGACCTTCGTAGATAGCAAGAGCACGGTTACGAATGTAATTAGCACGATTTAAATCTCTGTCATCAAGAATCTTTCTTAGATTCTGTTGATATTCTTTTGTCTTTGTTAATGACTCTTCTGCTTTTTCTAACTTCTCAAGAGTCTTAAGTTGAACATCAAATACTTTAAGACCAGCTTCTTTTTGTTTTTTCATTGCCGCAACAGTTGCGTCAATCATCTTGTCTAATGCCGATTTAAATGCATCACGAACATAATCTTGCAACTTTTGAGCAGCTTCTTTTATGCCATCTTTAATTGCTTTACCGGCTTTGTCACCAGCTTCTCCAGCAGCATCACCCATAGCGTTAGCAATCGCTTCTCCACCGGCTTCGCCTACTTCTTTACCAGCATCTACGATATTATCCTTAGCGCCAAAAATTGCTCCGGTACTTGACTTCATTCCTTTAGATGTACCTTTTTCTAATCCACTCTTAAGAGTTGTTCCTATTTTAGTTACAGCTTTCTTAGCAAAATCACCAGCAGCGTCAATACCCCCAATAATTCCACCTTGAATAGCCTTACTAGCGCCTTTAACAGAACTGCTTATAGAAGAAACACCGCTTCTTATTTTTTTAGCAAGACCGTCAAGACCGACTTTATCAAGAAGATTTGCAGCGCCGTTAGCAAGTGAAGTTATGGCACTTAGATACATGTCAATTACTTTATTTAACATAAGGAAAAATATGTTTACAACAGCTTTTGCCATACCAGTAATAATAGAAATACTTGCATTAGCGACCATCATCCAAACATTAACAAACATCTTCCCAATATTCGCTAAAGCCGCAACTAAGAACCCAAACGCAGCTTTCCATTTTCCTTGAAATATACTAACCACAGCCATAACAGCATTTGCAATTGCCTGGAATATTGGGCGAACAACATTGTAGAGTAAATCTGATATCAGGTCTCCCAAGAATGTTATAACAGGTGCTAGTTTTGCAAATATTGAACCAATACCATTTGCGGCACTTTCGCCAGCATCTTCGCCTTTGCCGAACATTCCAAACAAATCAAGAATAGGCCTAATCACTTCACCTATTGCATATTTAATTTTTCCAAAAGCAGTAGATATTGCATCAAGCGCAGGTTTTGCTCCGGCTTTAAATTTGTCCATATTTTTCATTACAGCCATAACAGCCACTGCAATTACTAGAAGTATTGCCCCAATACCAGACGCAATCATTGTCATTCTTAAAATCTTCATTGCAGTATTTGCAAATTTAATTCCTTTTACAAATCCCATTACTGCAACACGAGCTTTGGCAAATCCACCTTGCGCGGCTAAAGGGTATAATTTATTTTGGGCATCAAGAGCTGCCATAGATACCCTTGCCCCATTAATTGCTGATCTATATTGCTTTACTGGGTTTACTGCATCAACAAAACCTTTTCCTAGATTTTTTCCTTTAACACCAACATCCTTAATGCCTGACATAGCTGCATCTTTAGCAAGACCAACACGACCACGGAGTTGACCTGTTGCAAGCTGCCCAGCTCGTTTTTCGCTAATTGCTGTGCCGCCTCCCGAAAAGAATTGAGTTCCTAAACGATCAGTGGTAACTCCAGCTTTAGCAAAACCCGGAGCTTGTTTAAAAATTTTTCTTTGTCTTTTTGCGTCTGCAATTCTTGGAGCCGCTGCCGTTTGACCTTCTGCCAAAATTGAAGGCATTGACTGTACAGCGGCACTATGAGCTTGAAAAGCCGCAAGAGGTTTATTAAATTGTAAATCCGAAAGATACAATGCATCTTTTTTAGAAAGTTTTGCGCCCGTTGCCGCGGCATCAGCAAATCTTTGTGTTCTTTTAAACTCACGAGCAGGAAGTCCTGTTCGTTTTTTAAATGCGCTTAATTGCTCTTCAGCAATCATTGCCTTGTTGGTCATTTTTGGTTTTGAGATTGGGTCATAAACACCCTTAAACAACCCTCTTTGTTTTGCTGTTATTTGATCTATCGCAACTTGCGGTTTCCGAACATCCGCTTTACCAAGCAATTTATTTTTAATTGCACCTAAAAATGTTTTATTTTGAACAGCGTTATGCGCAGCTAATGAAGCAGTTGCCCCTTGAATAGCTCTTCCTAATCCAATAAACGCTCCTGTTTCAGTCCTCAGTTTAGGAATGAATACAGCAACCGCTCTACCTAAAACTCCGGTAACAGCCTGCATGGTTCCGATAGCAAGAACTACAGGACCAAGCGCTGCAAGGAAGGCTACGATAATTGTAATTACTTTAGAAACCCGATCTCTAAATTCTTGAGTAGAGTTATTCCATTTATCCATCAACTCTTGAACTTTGTCACTTAATTTTTGCAAGGTAGGCACTACTGCTCTCATAATGTCAGCAGCAAAAAGTTTAAAATTATTTTTTAGTCTTTCTGTAACAACCGACAATGCCTTAAGAGATTCTCCTAATTCAGCATTTGCAACTTCCGCAGCGTTAGACGCACCAGCAAGCTCAACGATCATTGCTCGACCTGTTTCTGTTTTTACTTCAGAAACAACATCTCTTCCTTTAGATTGTTTTTCTAATAGAATTCTGTCAGCAACGGCTTTTCTTGCTTCTTTAGCTGTTTTAATTTGAGCAGTATTAACTTTTCCAAAACCTTCAACCATCTGCCCACTATGAGCAGTTGCGATTCTTGCAATGATACCAATATCTTTAAAGTTATTAACAGTTTCTGGCAAAGCTGTTTTATTTAAAATATTAAATTGTCTTAATGCGTTTTCAGCAACACCGGCTAGTAAACCCTCAGCAGTTTGCGATCCCCTAGTCGCTATATTTAATTCTTTGTTAAATAGAGAAAGTTGTTCAATAGCAAGAAACATACGCGGCCCCTGTCGTTTCTCAAACAAGTTTGACATCAACTTCATTGCTCCTTCCATGCCTGCCTCAGAAGCCATAACCTTGTCAAAAATTTCAGTGATAGATTGCAGACCTGTTAAACCAGTTTTATTTGCAGTCGCAAATGCGCTTGAAGCATTACCAGCTTCTCCAAAAGATTCAGCAAGCCCTTGTAAAATTTTTATATTTTTAGTAGTAGGGCTTAATGCTCTCTGCAAAGATACTTTAATTGAGTTAGCTGATGCTCCAACATCTAAACCAGCGGCTTTCATCGGAGCAAGCAAAGCGGCTGCTTCTGTCATAGACAAACCAAATGAGACAGCCATTGATGCAACTTCTGGGAATGCCTGACCTAAATCTTTTAGCGTTAATGCTGTTACGTTTTCAATGGCGTTAAACAATTGCATTTGAGTAGTAGCGGCTTTAACAGCGAGAGCCTCTCTATCAATTGCACTCGTCATGCCTTTGAAAGCACCGGTATTTTCATAAGCTCTAACTGATTGGAAATATAATGCTTGAGTTAAATCTTGAGCTCCACTGATATCCATTGCACCAAGTTTTTCAATTTGAGCAGTCAATTCGGTTAAAGCCAAAATGCTTTCATGACCAGTAATACCCAATTCTGCAAAATCTGATGCAAGACCAACAACAAGTTGTTTTGACACACCATAGTTGGAACTAATTTTTGTTAATTCAATATTTAAATTATTAAAAGCATTAGTTAAACCTTGAACTTGTTTAGGAGTAGCACCTGGACCAAGTTTTCTATTAGCTTGCTCAGCAGAGAGTGCAACGTTGTCAAGAACTTTAGTTAAACGAACAAGTTCTTTATCAACAGCAATAAGTTGTTGGAACCCAGCTCTTGCAAACAGCGTTAAAGGAGCTGTTAAGTTAATCATTAAGCTTCTACCTACAAACTGTGCATCTTTACCAATTTTTTGAATTCTGGTAGATGTTGCTCGCAGGTCTGAACCGAATGCTCTAATTCGCATTCCTCGCAATGCTCTATCCATTGCCTTAAGTTCGGTTACTGATCTACGGGCAGAATCTGCAAAAGATTTGTTGCTTGACCCAGCAAAACCAATTGCTGCGCGATATGCTCCAATTTCTGTTCTTATTCTTCTAGTTTCAGCACCAAGAGCTTTTTGATTAGTGATTAACCCTTTAAGTGTTTTAGCGTGATCGTTGGCGCTTCTTGCGCCCATACCCAAAGCTTTAGCTACAGCTTGGCTGTGAGCATCTAATTTCTTAAGCGGTATATTTAAGTCAACTAAACCTTTGTTTAATGAACGCAAAGAAGCGCTTAAATCAGTGATTGATTTTGCGCCCTGCGTTGCAACATTAATTATAATATCTACATCAGACATAGTTGTACCAATGTAAATTATCGCATTTTATTGACAAAAAAGCAATTGTCATTCTGTGCTATAACCCAAGCCAAACCCTTGTGGGAGCATTCTTACTTCAGTTTGAGTAATAGCATGATCTCTTATATTATCCGATTGATCGTACCAATCATCTTCAAAGTCAACATCGGCCCCTTGAGAGGCAGCAAGAGCTTTCATGTTTTTACTAAACTCGTTAGTGCATGCACGATAAAGCAAAAACATCTCATGCAAAATTAATGACTCTTCTAATTGCTCAAGACTATGCCAAGCACCTGTCTGAACAAATATTTCTGATTCGTATTTTACTAAGGGTATATCTTCCCAAACAAGGGGTGAATTATCTCCACCCCCAACCCTATTTACTGGTTTGGGTCTGATCCCATTGCGGCAGCCATTACTTCACCGAATGTTCTAAGGTCAAGAACATCTTCAAGCAATTCTCTATCTGCAGCTAAAACTGGGTCTGCTTTACGCAAGGCAATTGATGCTGCGGAAATCATTTTATCAATGTCCTCGTCAGTCATGCCTGCTTCATCATTGGTTTTCATTTCATTTGCAACTTTCATAAATTCACGCAAATGTTTAATCGTAAGAGGCTTAACAACACGCTTAACCCCATCCGCAAAAGTAATTTCAGTACCTTTAAAAAGGTCTACATTCTTATCACTCATTTACATACCATCCTTGTTGATAATAGGGAAAATCCCTTGGACAAAGTATAGCATACCTGCCCAAGGGATTTTCTCAATTTGGTACAAATTGTATATCTAATTAAAGATATTAGATTTGGTCAATGATTTTGCCGTATTCGTATCCGGTATCATCAGTTACTGGAAGTACTCTAAACGATACTTCAAACACTGTAGCTTCTGAACGCTTCATTGAAATCATTGAAGATGCAAAAGACACTGCTCGTTTTGTATTAAACTTACGTGTCTTAGTTACCGAAGCTGTTGAGCCCGGTGCGTTTCCAACAATTTGCAAAGCATATTCAAAAGGATATACTCCTTGCGAACCAAACATAAGTGTTTTAGTGTTTGCTCCATCTTGGTTTGCTTTAATATCTGCTCCACCAGTAGAGTTGTCATAACTCCATGCTGTTGCAAGGTTATTTAATGTACCCTCAGCGAGAGTTGTCTTAACCATTACCTTAACTTTTGATTGAATTACTTTTGCGGCATCTCCGTATTGATCAATCTCAATGTCAACCATATCTGGTTCCCATGAAATTTCAACACCACCTGTTGTTGCGCCTACGCTTGTAAGTGCATCAAAGCCTGCAAGATTCATTGCTACGTTTGATTCTCCGGTTTTTACCTCGGCTTCTCCAACAACAATATTTGAAACTGTTACTGCCATTTTATTCCTCCATAAAATTTATTCAAGGATAAATATTTTTTTACCCTTGCGGTCCCGCCAGGAAGATATCTTCTTAGCGTGATCTGGGTTTATCTCATCCGAACGGGTTCCGACACCAACGCCTTTCTGCCATTCAAAATCATAAACCTTAGAACCTAATTTAACGACAAACCCTGGGGTCTTGCCGATATATGTAATTACATTATACTTCATATATATTTATTCTACCACAAATCCATCAAAGGCTTACTGATATTAAGTAAAAATCCATATCCATTAAATACCAACCCTCTTTTTCTATAGGCTCGGTTAGATTTGTAGAATATAAAAATGAATTTAAAATCCTGACATTAGAACTAGGGATTGTACCTTGAACCTCATCTGATTGCCCAAGCAGCGCAATAAATCTTTCAGATATACTGAACAAGCGAGCGACATCCGAATCATAAATTGAATACCTAACAGCATCTCTTCTTATCCAATAAGATTCAATTGAAGGAGTACCTGGCTCGTAGTAATATACCACAAACGGAGCGGCTTCTGAACCATAACCAACTACTGGGAAAAAGTTCATCACTTTCCCAGCAATGCTTGTTAATGTAGCATCGGCTCTTAAAAATGTATTTACATCGTAGACACTTATTGGCATGATTACCCTCTTGGGATATCAGTAGATGGTCTTGAAACCCCACCTCTCTTCCCGAATCCTTCTTTTGTCAGTGATTGACTAATTAAATCAACAACTACTTGTCTAGCAAGTTCTCTAACCTCTGGTCTCTTACTTTTAATTCTAGCTTTCTTAACACGCTTATAGAATTGGCCATAACCTTCAGCGATACTTTCTGAACGTAATTTCATAGCATCTTTTTTCTTAGGATAAATATATCCGCCGCCTTTTTTGCCGGTTAAAACTATTGATGAAGCAATCTGAACATTTCTTCCATTCCTCCCTGATTTAGAACTCTTAGCTGGAGAGATCACCAGTTTTGCTCCAACAGGTCCAAACTGCATAGCTTTTACTTCTAAATACCTAGCCGCTCTTGATATTTCAGGAAGTCTATTTTTTAACTTCTCTTCAGCAGCATTTATCGCTCTCATCTGAGCAGCTTGTAATCTTAATGGTAAAATTTGTGTATTAAGAGCGGCGTATTCCATTTGAGCACTTGCTGTTTTATTAATTGAAATTTTAAGCATTCTCTACAACCTTCCTGCAAGTCAAAAGGACTTGTCTGACTTTACCATTAAATCCAATTTGTTTATGGATATTTACAATCTCCACAGGTCCAACTTCAATAACATTGCCATACTTATCAACCACATTTCTGATGCGATTGCTATACGAAGCATAAGCTGCATCTTTGTAAGAAATATAAAATTCTATTTCATCAATATTGTCCGTATATGGGTATGTTCTTCTTTCCGAAGACATCGCCTGATATAAGGCTTTAATTGTCCCAGCTAAAGCGTATGTTGTCGCCCTTTGCCCTGCTGCATTTACAGTTGTTGTTTTTGTATAAACATCAATCTCATGCGGAAGTTTTAAAAAAGTTCCGTTAGACATTTAAACCACATAGTCCATTACAAACAATGTATAGTCCATCAATAAAACATCGGCATCAATATTTCCGGTGGATTCGTAGAATGACACATCTTTCTTAGTTTCGTATTCAATAGTGTCCATGTCAACACGATAAATTCCATGCCTTCTGTATTCAGAATCATCGTTCATCATATCTTCTAAAAGTAGGTCAGCGGCTTGCTCAATATTATTTGGAACAAATTGCCAGCCAAAATCACCTTCAATTTTATAATCATCTTCAGCATCAAACTTGGCAGTTGCAATAAGAGTCTGGATACTATCTAATAATGATTTCTTATATTGTAGATAATATGTGCTACCAAAATTATGAGGCTCTTTAGTTTTTTCAATATTATTTAAAGTTGCATCAGTGTAATCATGTACAACAGCCTGGTCTGAATCCCCAACATTGACTGTTACTTTTCTCAAAGTAGAAATTGGAATAGGGAGGTGAATTACTTTTTTACCAGAGCCTTGAATTTCTATATATTTATTTGGAAAATAATCAAAAGATTGACCACAAAAAGTATTAATAATATTTCTTACTTTCTTTTCCATTTTATCAAATTTATCCGACCAATCTGTTTCTAGTTCTGGGTGGTCTTCAAAAAATGTATCACTATTAATATACGGAGTGTAAACATTTATGTATTGAGATTGCGCATATGATGTTCCACTTACAGTGTAGGTAAAATCGGCTCTATACTTCCCCGCTGAATTTAAAATATAAATACCAGAAGCTTGCTGACCATATGTGATCGTATAAATGCCAGTCCCTGTTCTTGTCGCATTAGTTGGCCCACTTACCAATGAACCAAATTCATGATAAAGACTTACAGATACAATATTAGATGTAGGGTCGCTCGGTAAAGTAATAGTTAATGTCTTACTTGTGTTTATTTTTACATCATCCATAATATTCAATTATAACAGAAAAGCTGTTCCAACCCCTAGAAGGTTTGCATAGCAACTGATACTTCTAAATCAGCAAGATTAGTATCAAGATTTGCATTACCTATCGCGTCTGATATGTTAAAAGAAACAATTGTATTACTAGCATCTTTGTAAAATAAGATACCATCAGCATAGTTAATGGCAATTTCCCCATATTCCAAAGACGCTGGAGCATGCGTTGTCGTTCCAGAATTTTTAATTTTAATTACATTAGCCATTGGCTCTCCTAACTAAAAAGTACCACCGTCTACAGTAACATTGTCTAAGTTTGTTCCGCTTAATACAGTTGTGCCGTTTATTTTAAACACTTTCCCGCTAAGCAAATTGAAATGCTCTGATGAAGTCCAAGCATCTGTTGCATCAACCCAGTTAAGAGTTTTATCGCTTGCGCCTTTAATGGTAAAACCAGCACCATCTGCTGTTGTGTCTGTTGGAGTTGCAACATTTGCTAAAACAATATTTTTATCTTCAACAACCAAAGTTGCTGTGTTAAGAGTTGTTGTATTGCCTTGTACGGTCAAATCGCCAGTTACAGTAAGATTGTTTGAAATGGTAACATTAGCTGGGAGACTAAGTGTTACTGCACCAACACCAGAGTTTGATACTGCAATTTCATTTGCTGTTCCTGTCAAACCAGTTACAAGGGTTGTTGCCCTATCGCTAATTTGTGATGAGGTAATTGAGATTGTTGAATTAGATGCTGCTGTCAAACGACCTTGCGCATCTACTGTAAATGTTCCAACAGTACCGGCAGCACCATAACTTGCGGCCGTAACAGCTGTGTTATCAAGATTAATTGTAACAGTATCTGTAGCACCAGCCGATGATGTCAGTCCCGTACCGCCAGCAATTGTGAGAGTATCAGTGCCACTGGAAATAGAAACCGTGCCGCTATCACCAGCTGCTGTAAACGATGTTGCTACATTGCTAATTGCATTGTCAACATAAAGTTTAGTTGCTGCGTGCGCGTTAGCTGATGGTGTTGCGACAGAAACAGTTCCAGAAAATGTTTTATCTCCAGTAACCGTTTGGGATGTTCCAAGAGTAAGGTAAGCACCATAACCAGCAATGGCAATAACAGAAGTTGCCGAGCCTCCAGCGCCACCACTGCCTGTTCCGTAATAAAGAATATTATCCGCTTCGTTAAAAGCTAATTCTGCATTTTCTAGACTTGTTGGTGCGCCAGCTGATCCAGCTGATGACCTTCTTTTAATCCTTAGTGTATTTGCCATTAATAGTTTCCTCCATCCATAAGCAGATTTGCTGCGTTATGAACATGGTCGGCTCTAGCCGCCACATTGCTTGACCCAGCACTAGCAGTTCTTGCGATATCTGCTGGAGCCGTATTACTTAAACTTAAACTTGCTAAATTAATTGTCCCTGCCGATTGTGTCAAAACAGTTGTGTCATTTGTTTGCACAGTAATTGCTGTAATTTCACTAGCAACAGTAACATTTGAAATATCATTCGTAACGGAAAGAGAGGTTATATCGCCACTAGTTATCTGAACGGTAGTTATATCAGCAGCCATTATCGGCTGACCTCACCAGTGACTGTGCAAACTCCGGTTATAAGTGTTGTAACAGCATTACCGTTTGTTTCTTGAAAATCATACACATAAACTCCAGCCGCAATATTTGCCGTATTAGCTGAAGACAGAGACATAACAACAACGCCATTGGCAGCGCTGGTTATTTCTGATGAAAAAGTAGCGGCTGCAGTTTCTGAATTTCTTTTTTTTCTGATTTGACCAGTGTATGTCCGACTAGTAATATTAACATTAGCGTTAGCGCTATCTCTTATACGCAATTCATGAGCGTAAGTATCGCCTTGATATATAGTAATATTTCTAGTTGCAGCCATAATTACTCCTATGTAATTTTATATCAAATCACTTAAGAGAGCAAAGCCGCCCATGTTAATTCGTCAACTTCTCCAGTGATAGGAATAGATTTTGATTTTTGAAATTGCTTAACAACTTCTTGAGTTTTTGGACCAAAATCACCATCAGGGCGGCATTGAAAACCATGCTTAGTAAGTAAATCTTGTGCTTCTTTTACGGCTTTGCCTTTATAATCTTTAATAATTTTTGGTTTGCCATTTGCAATAGATGTATCTATTGTTTTTGGCTCTTGTGCTTTAGCGACAACAGTTTCAGCAACAGCTTTCTGCTCTGCTGGTGTGCCAAACATACCTGCTGGTTTGGGGTTAAGAGTAAGCCAATCCTTAACAGCTTGAGGAACAGCATCACCCTCTGTGTAGCGTATATGCCATGGTTCGCTTGGAACAACTTCCCAACTAAATCCAAATTTTAAAACATTAGCGATAAGCCATTTCAAACGCTTTGGCTCTCCGGCAGTATGAATATCTACAGCCAAACCTAAATTATGTTGACTCTTGCCTGGTGTAGCCAGCATAGCCATACCTTTTTTAAGATACCAAGTCTTACCTTCAAAAGTTTTTGTACTCTGGCCAGGAATTGGTTGTAATTGATATCTTTGTAAAAACCCAGCTTTCTGAGCGTCATAACTTCTATAAGTATCTCCCGAACTAGTCGGCTTCAATTCAACACCATCTTTTTTAGCAGCATCCACCATCGCATTCCATGCATCAGCAGCAAGGTAATGTAACTTACCTCCCTGCGGAATGTCACGGAGTAGCGATGGGTGGAGTTTGCCAGGTTCTACATTTTTTAAACTAATTGGTAATTTAACCGGAACAATGATGTCCCATTCAACTTTTTTATTCATGTAGACTCCTTAATTTAAATTATTTACCGCGACCAAAAGCTGGATCGTTTGGATTCAACCAACGCATAATAACTGGAACTAAACCAGCAAATGCTGCCGTTGCGATATCTTTTGGACTTGTGTTTCCCGTCATATAGACTGCAAGACCTGCTCCAACACAAGACCTAGCATAAGACGCTAACATTTTCTTATTATTCTCATTCAACAAACTAGACATTGATCATCCTCCTAGCACCCATTGGTGCCGACTACCATTATACAACATTGGCTATTAAAGGTAAATTAATCGGTATCGTTTTTAAATATTTGATGCACATAATGAACTACACAAGCCATTATCGTAGAAAATAAAGCAATCTTTTGCGTCATACCAGAAAGTGTGTAATAAACAACAACGCTTCCGGCAATTGTAAAAGCCAAACCAGCTGTTATATCCCAAAGTTTTTTAACAAAACCTAACAAATCAAATTTTTTCATCTCTATACCCTCCTCAATATAATACCTGAAAATGCTATTTTTAGCATAATCTGTATCATCATCTTCTCCGCCAGATATTTCTCCAGCCATTTCTTGCTCTTCTTCTTTTCTTGCAGCACGATTAGAATCTCCGCTAGGACTTCCCCCACCAGAATTTCCCCCAGAACCATTTGAACCAGCACCACCAGCTACAGCGTTTGCAGCAACAGTAGCAACTGCTGCCGCTGCTGCAATTAAAGACCTACGATCACCAGTGTCAACTACTGAACCAACAGCAATATAAGTATCAAATACTCCAGTAAAAACATTTATTTCTTCTTCAAATGATTCCTTAACTTCAACAGATGCTTCTATAAGTGCTTCAGATATAGCCGCTCCATCTTCTGCCGAAACTTCGGAAACAACAACTGCAGCAAAAACTTCTGTTGCTTGTTCACCGTCAATGCTTTCAAGAACTTTAGGACTCGTTGCCAGCTCTGTTGCTTGGTCACTAGGAATACCACCTTCCTGTTCAATTACCAACGTAACAACTTGTCCAACTTGCTCGCTTGTAATTGATTCTGATTCCAAAACATCAACGATGACCCCAAGTGATTCTTCGTTAAGTTCGTTGCCCAAGACGGCAGTAAAAGTTTCAATCAAAACCTCAGTACTTACTTCTTCGTCAAAGACTGCACCAAGAGCAGCACCTAAATTGTCTGCGGTAAGACCGTCTTTCAATACATCAACGATGAGGTCAATGGTTTCTGCATCGGAAAGATCTGCATCAAACACGCTGTCAAATACTGCTTCTGTTTCTGCTTGACTGAGATTTGTTTCAAGCAAGTCGCCAAGCACTTCCATAGTGTCCTCAACAGAAATGTCCTCATCAAACACAGCTTCCATAACTTTATCTAAATCGCCAGAACTAATTGGGCCATCAAAAATTGAATCCAAAGCCGCCACCATATTCTCAGCAGAAGTATCTTCAGAGAAAGCAGAATCCAAAACTGCTATAAGTTGTTCGCTAGTTATGTCTGCATCTAGCATTGTTGTCAGTGCTTCAGTAAATACATCTGCCGAAACATCTTCGGTAAACACGGCTTCTAAAACATTGTCAAGCTGAGTATCAGTAAGCTCCGCCCCAAGAAGTGTGTCAAGAACAGCACCAACTTCATCAGCAGTAATTTCAACGCCAGGCGTGAATGTATCTTCAAGAATGTTATCCAGTATTGCTGTCGTGATTGGCTCGTTGTCTTCTACATCGGTGACGGTATAATCATCTGGTGGAATTATTACTACTACCGTTCCGGGTTTTGTTGGGTCTATTACTATTAGGGGCAAAGTTGTGTCTGTTGGTTCCCACTCTTCTGGGATGGTTGTTTCGGTTGGTTCCCCATCTTCTGGAATGGTCGCTACTGTTTGTCCGGTTTCAGGCAATGTTTCTGTTGGAAGCGTCACCGTTGTGGATTCTGTTTCAGGGTCTATCACTATTACTTGTGGGAGTGTGGTACCTACTAGCCCTGGATCGGTCTCAGAGGGGTCTATAGGCTCTTCTGGGTCATTTTCTACAGTTGTTTGGGTTACTGGCTGGTTTGTTGTATTTATAAAAACAGTGGTGGTTGTGCTGCTTGTTGTGGTGGTAGATGTGGAAGTTGTAGAAGCGTCAGCGGTAGTCGTTGGTGCAACGGTTGGGGCTGTTGAATTATTGGATGGCACTCCGCCAAATGACGAGCAAGCTCCAGATACACATTTTTCTGTTGAACCATTTGTGTTATCAATAATCAATATTGGAGACAATGCGGTATCGCCAAGATTGAAAACAGCAAATCCTAATTTATAAATACCGGTAACTGAAACTTCATATGTTGATGTTTGCCAGCCAGTTGCGCCATATGAGTTTGTTGAATAATCTCCTGTTCCCGGATTTGTAAACCCAAGCAACGCATATGATCTAACATAATTGTTAACAGTAATAATTGGCTCTTCATTAGCCATAGAAGATACTGGAATTGTTGTTGTTGATTCAACAGTAGTCGGTGGAGCAACGGTTGTTGTTGACTCAACCGTAGTTGTTGGAGCAACAGTTGTTGCTGGGGCAACTGTTGTTGTTGACTCAACAGTTGTGGTTGGAGCAATTGTGGTTGTAGATGCAATTGTAGTTGTTGATTCAACTGTTGTAGTTGGGGCAATAGTAGTTGTTGACGCAAGGGTTGTTGTTGATTCAATAGTGGTTGTACTACTTGTGGTAGTAGTTGTTGGAGCGGTAGCTGAAACAAAAATTAATGATGTTATTGAACCGTCATTAAAAGGTACATAGTCTGTCCCCAAATAATTCCAAGACATTGTGTATGTAGTGCCAGCTGTTAATTCAACTTCTCTTGTAATCCACGCAGCGTCTGTCGGATTGGAACCTCCTCCAAGACCGGCTTGAGAGTCTGCTGTAAGAATTGCTTTTATTGCTGTTTCATCACCACTTGAAAGACCAAGAGCAGTTCTTGCTTGAGTAAATGTTTGCTCACCTTTGGGTTGCAAAGCAACAGCGTATCCGCCAGCGCTTGGCTGAAATGCCCAACTACCCGCTGGAACAGATGGGGCATAATAAGGATTTGGTTGACCGTTCTTAAGAGGATTTCCGATAGCCGGATGAGAGGAGTGCGTAAATGTTCTTAACCCGCTAAAAATAGTTACGCCAGTGCCGTTACCGCCAATAGTTGTAGCATTTAAGTTTCCGGTTTGATTACCTTTTGACCAACCAGAAAAAGAATTACTTTCAAAGCCAGCATCAGATATTGGAGTTGGATCTTCGTCTGCTCTGACTTGCTGTATCGGGGCAATAAGTCCCATGAATGCCAATGCGAATGGCAACCATGATATTTTATTTCGGAAAGCCAAACTAACCTTACGAGGGGTATTCATTTTATTCCTCTATGAAAATACATTCACCTGGGCAATCTTCAGCCGCATCAATAACATCGGCTAGCCTATCGTCTGCGAAAGAAGCCAACCCACTTGCGCCTTCTGGGTTCCCTCGCAACTTTGAATATACTTTCCCATTCTCTTGAACATACGCCAACCCATCCTCCAGCATGATGAACACATCCGGAGCTATTTCTGCACACAGTCCATCGCCAGTACATAAGTCTTGATCAATCCAAACCTTCATTACTTTTTGCCATTTCTCTTCTTTAAAAGCGCATCAAAGTCTTTAACTTTTGTTTCGCCCATATAACCCCACGCATAGCCTTCATCAATCAATGTTTGATTGATAGACACTTTGTTGTCATCAAGAAATACCCAACCCAAAATACGACCATACTTTTCTGAACTGTCTGGCTTTTCGGTTTTGATAACAATATTTGTTGCAGCATCAATTGCTTTTTTTAATCTGTCTTTTACTTCCAACCCCAAAACTTTTTCGGCTTTATCTGTTGTACGAGATTCAGGTGTATCAATACCGGCAAGACGAACACGCTGGGTATAAGAAATACTGAATCCCAAATCAATGTCAACATCAATAGTGTCCCCATCAACAACTTTAAGAACTTTCTTTACACGGTATTCGTACATCAGCCGCCTTCCAGGTGATCAGGAATACCGTTACCATCCTTGTCTTCTTGTGATTTTTTTGATTTCATTCCGTTTGACATGACCAGACCACCAAGCGAACCGGTAAGGAATACGGTCAATGTTTTGAGCAAGTCAATAAACGCAGAGTCGTTAGGTGATTGTTGTCCGAGTGGCTGGGTAACAAACATCAAAGCATAAACAAAGCCAATGACTGTTATGGCAAAAACTGCTGCCAAAATAATGGCTACAGTAAAAATCATTCGGGCGTGAAGTTCATCCCCTGTATAACGCTTTTTATCATAACTCATTATGGAGCCTCCTTGAGCACATCTTTTGTGCATATCCCATCCGGAACACAGATCGGCGGATTGCATTCTGGTTTTTCCCAGTTTGCATAATCTTGACATTCATAGCGATAACGAGAACATCCGCTTAGAGCAAACACGGCTATAAATATAGCTATAAATACAAAAATTCGGGCCGGTTTATTCATGCCTATATTATAACTTAATAGTTGTTTTTAGGATAAATAAAAAACACTTTTACCTTTAAAGGCGATACGAGAAGCTGCTGTTTCACTACGCAATATGATACTATAGTGCAATGAAAAATAAACAAGGTACTGAATGGTTAAAAGCCCTCAGAACAATGAGGGTAAAAGCTTATTGGAATAAAGCAAACACCATAGAATTTTTAGCATTTGTTATCAAGGCTTGTATTATTATTCCTGGTTTGTTGTTTGATATTGAAATATGGTGGTTATACATATTTGCTTTAATCTCTAGTGTTGGACTAATATGGTCATCAACCGTAAAAACTATTCCAACGCTAATATGGTTTAATATATTGTGGTCAATTTTGGCAATTACGGCAATAATTAAACACTACCTATAGTATGAATGTAGTTATTGTCGGTGGCGGGACTGCGGGTTGGATGACTGCTCTTTACGCGCAAATAATCTATCCAGATACAAATATAGTTTTAATTGAAAGTGACGAGATTGGCATATTGGGTGCTGGCGAAGGAACAACTCCTCACCTTGTTGGGTTTTTTGATTTTTTAGGAATACCATTTTCTGATTTAGTTAAAAATTGTAATGCAACCATAAAAAACGGTATTAAATTTACAAATTGGTCAGCAAACACACAATATTATTACCATCCATTTGCTTCGTATTCGTCTGCATCTGAAACACACTCTTATAGATTAAATCCATTTATAGAAAAAGACACATGTTTTTCATTAATATATTCAGCACAATTAAAACATAAATTTAATGAACACGTATTTTATCAACAAATGTCAGACAATTTTTGCGTGCCTTTTATTGAAAACGATAAAATTAATGTGAGTAATCCACTAGAAAAATTTGATAACTACGGTCTGTGGTCTTTACATTTTGATGCACGAGTTCTCGCCAAATTTTTAAGACAAGTTGGAGAATCAAGAGGGATTAAAAGAGTTGAGGGCGTGGTGAAAGAAATTAAAAATAATGATGACAATTACATTACGTCACTCGTAGTAAACGATATAATAATTCCTGTTGATTTTGTATTTGACTGCAGTGGTTTTAGACGTTTAATTATTGGTGATTTTTATAAATCTAAATGGAAATCACACGCAAAACATTTACCAGCCAAACGAGCCATTCCATTTTTTTTAC